CTGCAGCAGGAGACTACTGGGAAGCGATCCTACTGCGCCGCACAGATGGATAACAAAAGGAGGTAGGATGAGGAAGGATTACGAGTACATACAGAACGCTATCTCAGTGCAATTGGTTAGTACTGAGGAGGGCTCGAAGGTCATCGAGGCTTTGATCGATGAGGACATAGAGAGCCCTGAACTGACCCAGTCGCCTGAGGTAGAGACGTTACTGTTCCTGGATTCGGAGTATGTGACCATCCAGGCACAAGACGTCGACCGCAATCATGGAGTGTCGCTCAAGCAATGGTATGATCGCTTATGCGGTACATACATAGGCTATGACGCGGCATTCGATATCGAGAAGTTCGGTCTGACCTATGAACGGTTCGTTAAGATGTGGACCGATGAGTTTCTCGCAGTCTCTGTAGTCATCTGGGACTAGGATGTAGGGTCGAGTAAGTGGAGTGTTGAGAACCGAATCCGAATCTAGCCCTGCTAGTGGGGAATAAACACTAGCCGCCTACCTATAAGAGAGTGCAACGGTAGAGGCATACGTCTGCTCATTTGTTGTACTATGTAGTCCCGACAACTACACACACCACCGGTCGTGGACAAGAGTTCAGTCCGGACTCTATAGGGTAGGGTGGGGGCTTGAACATTTCATTCTCCCTAGTCCACCTGTCCATCACTAATGGTACTATAAGTATACTACAACCATCATGCTTGTGTCTAGCCTCATGACAGTCTACACTACAGTACAGCACACAGTGCAGGTAGGTAGTCATCTCTCTTGCCACAATATGAGGTATGGTAGTATAATTTATTTGGTAGAGACAGTTCGAACGGGAAAACTTTCCCCCCTCTCCACTCTACCCACCCCCCTGGGTCGCGCGCCTAAAGGGTTGCGCGGGGAGGCAGGGAAGGTGGCGGGGCGCGCGGCTGTGAATCTTATGACCCCTTCACCTGTAGGTAGGGTGTTATCCCCTTCCCCCTTAAGAGTATGAATCTTATGATCTTGACACAAAATGATACTATCAATTATAATTATAGTAGCAAGACAGCTTGACCATACTTAATGAAAGGAGGCAAGATGTGTTTTAGTGAACAGCAGGCCAAAATGATGTTGAAAGAGTTCAAGATGGACCAGAAAACGCTTGTTGATGAGCTTTCCGTCTTTGCGGGCTCACAATTTGATTATGGCCCAAATGACTTCAGTCTGTATGAGAACCGGCTGAACGTGATGTTGCAATTCCTACGTGGCGCTGTTAAGATGATAGAGAACCGGTTCGCCAAAAAGGATAAAGAATAATGAGGAATCGGTACAAACAAATTGTTACTTTATAATAAAGGAGGGGTCATGGCAAACATTAAAAGGTTTCGGATTATCGGTGATGCCCCATACAATCTGTATGAGAATGCGGATGTATTGAAGATGCTTGGCTGGTGTGCGCTACCATCCTTCAATATGAACATCAAGTGGTCATCTGCGCCGACAAGATTTACCCCGACTGAACATGGCGGAAGCCTATCTCACTATAGCTTTGAGATTAATGGCGAAGAAGCAGTTAGGATGGAGTTCTTGCAAAACATTCTCACTGTCCTGATATCAGGTGGGGCTGAGATACATGCTAAAGAATGCATGGACTACGAAAACGGCGAATGGATTAACTGGGAATAATAAGGAGGCGATGGCAATCAAGAAAGGAGGCAGGATGGTAGAAAGTAATCGTGAGTGGCTTCGGGACCCAGTCAAGTGTGAGAACGGGAAATGGTATTTCTCCGAAGAGAATTGGTCCTTCCGTCATGGTCCCTATGCGAATGAGGCCATGGCTCGGGAAGCATTCCGAGAATACTGCAAGAACTGCCTGCCTGAAGACAAGGAGGGGCCGTGAACAGATTTGCCGATGCGAATTTTTCGGATATTGCCAAAGAGGTGGACTATCATTTCCAGCGAGCGCATCTTTCCTACGACGAGGACGACTGGATGAATCTGGCCCTAGAGTATTATTGCGACGAAGTGGGGGCGGAGTTCGACCAGGTGGATTACGATTGGTTCGTCAAGAAAATGCACGATGCCCGAAAGACCAAAAAGGTTACGGTGGGAACCGCGAACAGGTTCTCCGAGCGAATCAGCCGGGTAGTCCGATCCCTGGGTGCATCACCCGATCAACAAGAAATGAACGAGAGGTTTTCCGATTTTATTTACGACAAATTTCTCGGGGAGCGCGGGCAATTGCAGGATTATGGGGAATGCGAATTTGAACATTGGGGAGACGATTGGGGAGGGTTTGCCGGGGTTCACGTTACCGATAAGAAGAATTTATATTCTATTGACTTTCTGCTTACCCCCAGAGGAAAGATGCAGGCCACGATTCATATGCCCCATTGGGGTGCTGAAGATTTTATTTCGGAAGAAGTGGTTGGCCGCCCAGAAGGAGCGTGGCTAGAGTTTTTCAACAAGATGATGCTTCGCTTTTATGGGGAGATAGAAAAGCATTTAGAGGGGAAGGCGACCCGCACCGCCGCCAAGATCGAATGGCTCATCTATAACCCGAAGGAAAATCTTTTCTGGTCCAACAGAGATGGCTGGGTAGATAAGGATTCTGCCACTGTATTTCTCGACGACGAAAAAGATCGTTACTCCCATATCCCTGGGGTCGGAAGCAAATGGGTTCCGGTGGATTTCAAGCAACTTGAGAAGAAGGGGATCGACGATGGCCTTGTGGTGTACGTTCCGACCTCTCAAGTCCAAGAAGGAAGGGCACCATCGTCGGAAAAGACCGCGGTGAGGGGCAATAAGAGGGTAACCTCAATTATTATTGATGACTCCAACGAAGGCCAAGTCATTCTTGATGCTTGCTGTGACCTACCAAATGGAGAAGGCAACACGTCCGTGAACGTGACTTTCTATTACAAAAAGGTTACCCTCTCTCATGGTGAGGAGGGGAAGTTAAACCTGTCCTTCTTCGCTGTGGGTGAGGATGACACTGACATTGAGGTCTCTCTGACAAAAGATATGGTGGAGAAGATCCAAGAGAACATGTTCCAGTGGTTAATCAAAGGCAGCCTATAGGAGGGCGCATGAAGGTGATCGTGCCATTAATGTTGAGCGCAAAAGCACTTCAAGAATTCGGGGCCGCGCCACAGTTTGAGTTCGACGTCGTTAAGGAATCGGTGTATTACCTTATTCGTTATCAAGGTGCCGATATGTCCTTTATCGGTGAAACAGCCGAAGAAGTTGTGGCCCAGCTGGTTGATTTCTTAAAAACCGATCCAGTCGTGATCTCTGTAGGGGATCCTATCATTGAGCTTGACACAAAATGAGGCCTTAAATTATAATTTATTCAAGAAAGGAGGCCCAATGGCAGATAAGGTGGTGGCAGTCGTACGAACGACAAAGAATTGGATGGTTCTTTGCGAAGTCGACGGCATCCGGTGTCATCGGAGATACTACTATAAGAAGGACGCGATCAGATTGAAAGAGGCCCTGGATGCCGTCACTGCAAAGGGAGGACGGTTCTTGGATACTTATGGTTCAAACTTTTTCCAAACCTTTCGGGAGGGGCAATGACGATAGAAGAGAAAGACCAAATTAATCAGGCAGTCCAAAGCGCATGGAATCACCTTCGGAAGCTGATAGAGCTCACAGGATCTGTTAGCGGGACCATGGGACCAATCGCGGGAGTGCAGGAAGAGCTGGCGAAGATCAAGCGCATCGCCGAAAAGGGGGCCTAATGGGGTGCGACATTCACTGCTTTGCAGAAAAGTATCGGTGGGGAAAGTGGGTAAAGATTGGAGAGGTCTTCGATAACCCTTTTCATGACCCCACATTCCCCCGATCCAGTTGGAACTCTCGCAAAACCGACCAGCCGTATTCTGAACGTAATTACTACATGTTCTCGATTCTGGCAAATGTCCGAAATGATTGGGGCATCATTCCGATCGCAATGCCAAAGGGCTTTCCTGTGGACGTATCTTCTGATGTCTGGAACTATTCCAACGATAAGTACGGCCGAGATGGCCATTCTCACAGCTGGCTTACAGTTGATGAGCTCCTTGCGTATGATTGGTATCGCACGATTACCATTGATAGAGTCCCGATGACTTATCGGGATCTCGCTTCTCCGAATATTCTCTTCTACAACCTGAGAAAGGTTGGCCAAAAGAAGGTGAGGATCGTTTTCTTCTTTGATTGCTGATCTTGACACATTATGATGCGATCGATTATAATTAAAGTAAGAAAGGAGGCCAAGAATGAGACGCCAGATAGATGTGAATGTCAATCATTGCTCAAGGAACAGAAACAAAGCCCATTGGCGAAAGGTTACCAATGAGGTAAAAGCGATCTTTCGGATCGATCGCAAGGCCGAGAAGGATTCAGACAATCGATTGGTCTGGTCGACAGAAAGGAGAGTCCATGCTTAAAAGAGTATTCATTCAAGAAGGCTCCAAGCTCATTGGAGTCATTACCCTCAAGCCAGACGTATCCCACCAGCTCATAGAGCTGATCCCAGATGATGGAAAGAAAGGCATTCAGGTTGTACAACCCCTCTGGGAAGACCATCCGAACGATCCGCCATCTCCGCCTTTGATCGACCTGACCGAAGAAGAAAAGAATTTCGTTTACAATAACCTGATGGATTTCGACAAGGCCGATGTCATCGACATGCTTTTCGGCTACATCAGTTCGGATCCGGATGCGATCGTCTCCTGGAAAGCGGATTATAAGGACGAGCAGGATGAAGCGAACGAAGAAGTAGTGTCTACGGAGGCGATGAACAGGGAGATCCTGGAACTCTGGAATTCAAAGGTGGGCATCGATGGCTTTGTGACGCGCATTTTAGAGCGCACATGGCCGATGGAGCCGGTACAAATATTGGCCCATGCGTTTAACTTGGTTTCGCTTACCACAAGATGAGGTCGTTAAGGGTAATTACCCAAGAAAGGAGCTGCTGAAATGGTGAACGATCGGAAGAGGAAAGAGAAGTCTCAGGAGAAGCGGGAAACGCCGGAACAACAGGTCCGTCAGCAGATGGAAACAGATCGTCGGTGCGGGATTTCCAGGCCGGCGGGGCATTATTCGAACTCCATCATCCGGGCGCGGAATGGTGGCGTGAAGCATCAGTTTGAGGATTCCATCGGCGGGTGCTCGGCGAACTATAAATAGTCACCGAGAACACCAGAAAGGAGACAAAATGGACGTCCATCTTCATAACGTTGACCCGAAGACTGTCATCGTCTGCGCAGTTCTACCTGATTCGGTCGCGCATGAGTGGCAACGGAAAAACGGGACGATTTACTCATCGATCGACATCTATCTCAAATCCGCTACCGAGACCCTTCATATTACAATGTTCTCGACCGACTATCCCGGTGCGCACGGTCTTTGGGGAGAACCTCTTCAGTGTTCAAGCTCTTGACACAAAAAGGGGAACTGCTTTATAATTAAAGTAAGAAAGGAGGCCACATGACAGAAAATGCGGTGATCACAATGGGCGGAATTGCCGACGCCCACGGCATTGAATCCTTTATGTTGGAGGAGGAAGCCAAAAAGAACGGCAACATTCTCGTGCTCCGTGCGATGGCCAACCGCCAGCGGCATGCGGTCGTGTACTTCGCCGATCTCGATCAGAAAGGTGTCGATGCCGTGAACGCAATGATTCGGGCGAACGATTTCATCAATGCGCTCAAGGTTTTAAAAGTGCGCGCGAAAGAAGTTCGCCTCGCTGACGGCATGGGCAACGTTCATCAGAGCTGGGATATGATCCCGAATCCCAAGCTCGATCCTTGGAGGTAATATGCCCGAATTACTCTACGAGGTGATCTTGGGGCTTATAAGCATTGCCGCAGGCGTTATCGCATGCGTAGTCACCAACATCATTCTAATATGGTGGCGGATAAGAAAGCTCAAACTAAAGGCTCTCCGCCAAATGGATGAAGAGGAAAGGAGGCATCATGTTGTGTGACTGCTGCGCAGCTCGGGACGCATTTGTTATGGATACCCGAGAGTTTAAAACGGGTTTCCATAAGTTCAAAGTATGTCGGCAATGCTACGGTCTGGCCGATGGAACTTTCAAACGGGTTTATGGTAAAACCCAACATCGCCTGAAGAGGATCCAGTGGTTCTTCGACAGGTTTCTCGGAATCTAAAAGGAGGCGCAAGATGGCAGAGTTCAGAATCAAAGGAACCGCAGAAGTGTCGTATTCTTGGGAGTCGGACTGTGAAGTAAACGGAACGATCGGCCATGATGGCCTCGATGTCAATGAACAGGGTCTTAGAGATCTCGAGGAAGGCCTTATCCAAGCTGGATCCGGATCGCAGGAGGTCGAAATCGATACCACGATTGAGGCCGATTCCGTTTCGGACCTTAAACGGATGCTCGATAAGTTCTCGGACGCCCGGTCGTGGGACATCTCTTGTGAGGTAGGCCATAACCAAGAAAAGCTCGTTTCCATGTCGGCGGATGAAGTCGAACTCAACGTGACAGCCTACGAGATCCGGGATGAGCTTACCGAGGACGAAACACGCCTACTTAATCAGGCGAAAGAGCAGGTGGAAAAGCTCAACGCACTGTGCGCTCCCTTTACCGATATCATCAATCTCCTCAAGATCCCCACGATTGAAGTTCACGCAGATCAGGAGCCCACACAGAATATTCCTCCCGCGAGCCCTCAAATCACCGCTGGAATACAGGCGTTGAGAACTCTCCAGGATCTCACTGGGCGGCTCAAAGGGATGCTCGGGGAGTTCGAGAGACTTATGAAGGAAAAAGAAGTCAACCTGGATTAATAGGAGGCACGATGCATCAATTTGGATTTTTCCGCATTCCAGAACGAATGATGGAGGGGATCGAACTTTACGTTCGGCATCATATTCGGCCGGGCGACTTCCTCTGCGCGGTAATATGCAACGATCTGAAGGAAGCTGTCGCAAGGGCCGATGATGAGAACATGATGAACCTTCCTGCGTTCGTTGATTACTTTTACAATAACGCTCCTCCTGCGTGTTGGGGGTCAAAGAAGAAGCTGGACGAGTGGCTCGCATTACGGAAGGTGCCCGAATGAGTAAACTAAAGTACGGTTCGAGGGTGAAAGTCGCGCGGGTGCCATCCAAGAAAGGGGGGGTTCGGATTTACCCGTGGGAAGAGTGGATGGATCCTATCGTAGGAGTAGAGGGGCTTGTGAAGGTTTTTGTTTCCAAATTAGATTTAGTTCTTGCTCCAACTTTTAAAAATAAAGACGGGTCACCTAATTTCGGTCTTCGCAGGAAATGGTTGTTGAGCCAGGGAATCGACCCGAACAAAGAATTTACGGTTGATCCTGATTTTGAAAATAACGGTTTTGTTATTACCCGGGATTAAAATCTCCGTCAGTCAAGTTGCTGAAACGCGTCCCGATAAAGAAGGCAAAAAAACGTCGCGTTGCTGATCTTGACACAAAATGAGGTCCTGGATTATAATTAAAGTAAGAAAGGAGGTCGGATGGTTAACTGGAGATTCCGTGTAAAGGTTAAGCACCTTTTAACTGATCAGGAGGACCTCGCATCGGTTCAAGATTCAATGAACAAGATCGCGGAGGTGCTCGAGAAGTCAAGATATTTCGAGGGGTTTTCTCATCTCTCACAGTTTCACCGCATTCCAGTCGGTGACGACATCATTACTCCAGTTGAATATGCGAATAAGCTCCTGGAGAAGATGTTCGACTACGCGGATTTAAACCTGATCTGGATCGAATAAGGAATTGTTCTCGTTAACCATAAGGAGGCCATAATGCCAAAAGGTCCGGGAGTATGTACATCGTATAACGAATTTAATCAACGGTTTTTCAAGAACGTTCCCATGATGTCCGGAACGCGGTGGTTCCAGAAGAAAGGGGTTCTACAGGGGCACGATGGGATGATGGCGGAAATCGAGCTCACCACCTACAATACCCATCTGCAGTATGAGGGCTATAAAGTCACGATTCTGGATAAAAAGAATGGCTCGAAGCTCACTGCAACTAACTTCTGGTTCGGTGAGTACCTCGACAGAACCCAGCGAGCGGATGATCGGAAAGATCACGATGAGTCTTTCAAGATTATCGACCACTGTGGGAAGGATTGGTACATCGCGACGCCCACAGAAAAAGAGATCCGCAAAATGGCCCTGATCATCAGTGAGTATATCGGTCTTTACCTTTAACAAGGAGGCAAGATGGTAATCGACAAAGTACGGAAAGCGTTTGAGGTCTTAAACGCGAAAGGCATTCTCGCAGAAGGCCCTTGCGCGTGTTGTATGAGCTGTTCGAACGCGAAGCTCGGCACGATGATGGAGAAGGATCCGACGAAATGGGGCGCGTGCTACTGGACGGATCAGGATGAGGAGAATCGCGTTCATGGAGATGGGTTCTACATCGGTTACTTCACGGCCAGCGGTGAAAGAGCGAAGGAAGTCGGCGACGCGATCGTCGCTGCCCTCAAAGAACAGGGCGTCACGGTGGAATGGGATGGCGACACCGGAACGAGGATCTACGTGGAATCGGATGAGCATCAGCCTCGCGTTCAAGAGGAGGAAGGGGACGAAGAAGCGGCCGAAGAAGGGGACGAAGAAGCGGCCGAAGTGCCGAGCGAAGATCCAAACAAGCCCGCCTGCCAGCTTTCTGGTACAGACGGCAATGTCTTCGCGATCATCGGAAAAGTGCGCGGAGCTCTGAATAGCGCCGGCCTCCGGGACAAAGCAAAGGAGTTCCAGGATAAGGCGCTCAAAGCGGGTTCCTACGATGAAGTCCTGGCGATGTGCTGCGATTACGTTGATGTTCGCTAAAAAGGAGGCCATGAATGAAGTGCCACGTCTGTGAAGAGGAAATCGAAAGTGAATCCCCTTGTTATAGGATTCAAATCGGTGCCTTTGATGGAGAGGGGAAATTTGATGTCGAATCTTTAACTGGCTACGTTCATGAAGGATGCCTGGATCTTCCCGAAGCAGGGTTTGAGGACGAGAAAATCGATACCGAGAATCCTGAAGAGGAGGATCCTGAGGAAGGAGAATGACTAAACTCGAGATTCTTAAAATCTGCACAATGGCAGGGAAGCATGAGTTTCCTCTTATGATTGACACCTTTACATCCCTTGTCAAACTCCTTAATCATGAGGGGTTCGACTTGAAGTTGGTCAGTTATGCATGGTATCATCAACTATCGAAGGGCAAGAGGGTCTACGTTCGAGGAGGAAACGTTGATGGATCACATCGGATCGGAACAGTTGAGTCCGCTGTTATGCGTGGAGGAATTATCGTTGGATATAATATTCGATTCGGTACCGGAGTGATCTTCCGAAAACTGAAGCAGATCTCGAGCGTTGTTCCGGATTAGGTCTTGACACAAAATGAGGTAATCGATTATAATTTATTTAAGAAAGGAGGCAGGATGGACCAAAATATCGCTGATAAGCTTGACAGGATCTCTCGTATCCGCTATGCAGTTGGCCGAGATGAATATGGGGAGGATACCTGGAAGAAGCTGGACTGCATTAAGATGCTGGTTGAAGAGATTACGGACTCTCTCAATTACATCGTAATGCAGGTGAACAAAACCCAGGGGCTCCCTCGACAGACGATCCTGGATCTCTCGGAAGTTCGCATTTGGATCGCTGCGAATATCGATCTCATCAACTGGCTCTCGGGGCAAACCGTTGTCAGTGATCAGGTGAATGGCCTGATAAGATCCGAGGTGACCATGAGGGCGGAATCCTTAAACATGCAGGACGATCCGATCCTAATTGTGAAAAATCCGTAGCCCAAGCCCCCTTGCGAAACGTTTACATTCATGTTAAAATACAGTCTGTTTTTCTTTTAATTTTACACGTTTAGGAGGTGAATATGTTTGGGATTGGCCAGGCTTCAAAGAAGAAAGAGAAGGAAAAAGAACTCGAGATTTTGAAAAATCGTCGGGTGCATCATGCGCAATACTCTGCCCTTCGACGGTTTCGGAAGCGTCAAGAAAAGGAAGAAGTATGGGTGGGGCAAGTGAATCGGACTGCGAAAGCTCTTCATCGCAAGGGGGTTCCTACGAAGGTTATCGAGCGATATAAGGAGCTCGAACTCACTGAGCTCACCTGCGCTCGGGGGGTTAATGCGATTGGAAAGAACCTCCGGAAGAACTGCAAGCGGCGAAGGCTCAATCGAATTGCCCGGCTCTCTCGGAGGGTTCATCGACATGCATCTTGACACAAAATGAAGTAATCGATTATAATTTATTTAAGAAAGGAGGCAAGTATTATGGAACAAGAAAAAAAGGTGTCCTCAAAGAAGCCTGACGCGATCATTGGGTTTATCTTCGTGGGAATCATGCTTTTCGTCGTATTCATCGTCGGATCCTGGATGGGAAGCTCTTGGATGCCGCTTATCGGAAGGCCGTTACCTACAAAGGTCGCGGTTCTTGAGGAATGTCGGCACCTCAACGGCTTCCGACCGGACTGTACTCTGATCGAGATGCCGAATGACTACTCTTACCTTTTGAGGTGCCCGAACGAAGTTCTCCTCATTCATGCAGATTATCTCATCGATAAGAAGATCGACGATATGCCCACCCGGCAACCTATCGGGGCGAAAAAGATTATCCAGTAGGCTCGCCACCTCCTATTCCTCCCGGGTTGGCGGGTCTACCATCTTGGGCCCGGGGGGATTTTTTTGAAAGGGCATATGGAACCAATTGAGAGCGGTGAGAAGCACATTGAGTTAGTCGAGAATGATGAAGGACAGTTCGAATGTTCAGAATGCGGAAGTCAGTTATTCACTTTAAGGATGGAAGTACATCACGATGGCGGGATTATTCGAGAGCAGGATGGTCGAATATTATTCCGCGCCATTGCAGGAATGGAACAAAAGTTACTCACTGTCGTTTGTTCTGGTTGTGAAACAGAGTTTAATTGTGATGAAAATAGCATCGAGGACGTTACCGAAACATAAGGAGGTGAAAAATGGGTAAGGGAAAAGTAAGTTTTATAGTAAAGCCAATTGGGGCTTTACTCCTCACGCTTCTGATTGTGGTTGTCGTAACGCTCGCCTTCCGTGGGCTTACGAAACCGCAGCCCGGATTTGATCAGGAAGGGCAGAAGCGATTCGTTCTTCTCGATGGAAACGGCCATGGGGATATATTAGGCGGCGTCTGTACTGGCATCGAGAGAATGTGGGGCCTCAATCAGTGGCTTTGTCGAGGAGGATTTATCGCTGGAACATGCGCCGGAGGAATTGGCGTTCCGGTATACATTTTCCTCTGGGTCTTCGTTCCTGATTGCGCGGAAGACTGTGGGAAGGTTTCGATTAATAAGAAGGAGGTGCCGATGGGGAAGAAGTAGTATTTGTTATCGCAATCGAAATTGTTCTCGTTAACCAAAAGGAGGCCATATGGGCCAACAGACATGGGAAAGTATTCTTGCATCATGCAAGACAGACGACATGGGCAAATGGGATGCAACCCTTCCTTTAGGGGATGCGCTCCTGTGTGGCGTTCACGACCACAAGCCGATCTTCAACATTCCGGTGGCAAAACATCCGACGGCTCCGAAGCCGATGGATGAACCCTTCATGATGTTCGATGAATGGGCTTTCGATCAATTCTGCCGCAGGTACTCGCTTCCGCAGCGATATCTGCGGCGTCTTCCGGATCAGCTCGTCCAGCCTCTTTACAAACACGAAATCGAGATGCATTCGCAGGACGAGGTTCTTCTGCGGTCGAAAGGAAATACGATTCGGGCATTTCTGTCCGATTCGTATTCCGTGGTCAACAACGCTTTCCTGATCGGGGCCGTGCAGGAACTCAGCAAGTACGATCACGAAGTCCGCGGCTTCAATATGAACGAGCGCGGCTTCTGGCTGAAGCTCCTGGTGAAGGAAATGACGATCAACAAGAACGGCGAGGAATTCAAGGTCGGCATCATGTTCGGGAATTCCGAGGTCGGATGCCGGGTCGTTTCCGTGGAGCTCTTCATTTATCGGAAAGCGTGCACGAACGATCTCGTGGTGCTTTCCGAAGAGTCCATTCGGCAGCGGCATCTCTACCTGACCGAGCTTGAGATCAAATCTCGGGTCGCGGACGCTATCGGGAACTGCCTTCAAGCCGGCCCGGAAGCGATGGGAAAGTTCATCAATTCGATGGACGTGAAGATCCTGGAACCTCGCGATGTGATCAAGAAGCTCTGCGCGGACAATAAGTTCTCCCAGCTCGTGCAGGATCAGGTGGTTCTCGCGCACGAAACCGAAGGCGCGCAGAAGACTCTGTTCGGCGTCGTCAACGCGTTCACGCGCGTTGCGCAGGTGCTGGAGCCGGACGATCGCATTGAGATGGAACGGTTCGCGGGCACGTTGCTTGCGGCGTAGGAGACGCGAATGTCTGAATATCGAAAACCATCATTACTTCGAATTGGGCGGAGTCCAGCAACAGAGAAGCTATACTCTCTAGAGGACGCGTTCCATTCGAAGTTCCGCAGCTGTGTTGAGGAATGGTGCCGCCTGATGAATATATCGGATCGAAATGATCTCTTTCGGATTGGGTATCCGCAGGGCGCGTATGACTTTCTCCATTCGATCGATCAGGCGGCCGCGCTTCTCAGTGCGCAGGCATTCCTGGAGTATTTCGGATATCAAGTTACTAAACCGAAGGAGACGGTAAATGTCGAAACCGAAAGCGGTAATCATCCTTAGTGGCGGGATGGATTCAGGGACACTTCTGGGTAAGCTTGTTTACGAAAACCAATGTTCGGTTTACCCGATCACTTTCAATTACGGGCAACGCCATTCAAAGGAGATTGGCTGCGCGGAGGCATTATGCGACTGGTTTTCGCTCCGCCATAGGCATAAGGTTATCAACTTACCTGTGGCGGAGCTTCTTTCAAATTCCTCGTTGCTGGGGAGCGGCGACATTCCAGAGGGTAAATACGATGATGAAGTCATGAAATCGACAGTTGTACCGAATCGTAACCCTATTATGGCTAACATTGCATTAGGGTACGCTATTAATATTGGGGCGAAAAGAATCGTTTTAGGCATTCATACAGGAGACCATCATATTTATGAGGATTGTAGAGAAACGGCGTTGGAGGCCCTAAACGATACCTCTTATATTTGGAGCAGCGATAACCGCGGACGACTGTTGCCGTCTTATGTGAGGGCTTTTTTTGAAGCGGAAGGATGTTTTACGTCATCCCTATTTAAGCAGATTCAGTACCATCGAAAGACGAAAAAGCGGTTAGGCGTGAGCAAAGTCAAAAGGATACCTATTGTTATTATAAGCCAGAAGGATAAAACAATTTTAGAGGAAATTAAAAAGTTCTTTTATGGAAGGGGGTCGATTTATACCAACAAAAAAGGGTGTAGTGATTATAAACTTCAATGGCAAGATTGTAGGTTGATGATCGACCTAATGAACGGGATGTTTAAAACCGCTGCAAAAGAAGCGCAATTTATTTCTTGGTATCAAGAGTTCAAGGAGATGTTTGAGCGAGAGGTCGAGACGGATAATCCTGCGATAAAGGGAAAAACGTATGAGATACAAAACATAAAGTTCATCGCCCCGTTTCTACATATGGATAAAGGCGATATCGCTTCCTATGGCGTCGCACATGGATTCCCATATCAATTCACGTGGACTTGTTATAAGGGAGGTCAAAAAGCCTGTGGGAAATGCGGCGCGTGCGTAGAGCGCCTAGAAGCATTTCAGAAAGCGAACATGAAAGATCCTCTTATATATATCGAGGAATAAAATCGCCGGAGTAGCTCTAAGGGTAGAGCAGCGGTTTTGTAAACCGATGGTTGGGGGTTCAAGTCCTCTCTCCGGCTCTACATGAAGGAGGAGATCCTAAACATGTGTGAAGCAAAACATACTATCGTTCAAATTGCGGATGTATTTTGGGTCTGCCCGAATTGTGGCGCTCCTGCTCCAAGTGAGCACTCCTCAGAGATGGGCTTTATTATTGAAAGCTCCGTCGATGGATCTGATGAAGATTGCGATCTTCTTCACGAGGAAGATGAGTGTAAATGTTATAAATGCGGTAAAGTATTTACCGGAAAGGAAGTCGCAGAATATCACATGAAGAAGATGTTCGTGGTCCCCTGTCCGCATTGTAAAGGAACTGGCGTTGTGCCAAAGAAGGAGGAATAATGGCAACATGTCAAAGATGTGGATGTACGAAACCGTGTGGATGTGATCAATATACCCCTGATCGCCAGGATACGTGCTCGCGATGTGGTTGCACGAAGCCTTGCCGCTGTGATGGATATACCAAAAGGGATCGAGAAGAAAAGGAGGAAAGAAAACGATGAATGACCAGGAAGTGATTGCTTTTGGCTGTATCGCGAGGGCTTTGATCCTAAGCCTCGGGATGATGTCAGAGAACCTCCAACGGATTCAAAGGGGAGAATCGATTGCATATCCGTATGATGCTTTCGATAAAGTGATCGTCGCCGAAAGCGCTAGTTGGAATCAGGTAATGGAAAGAGTTCGGAGGGGCTAAGATGGATAGAATGGATTTCATTTTTGGGGTCTTGATCACGTTAATGGCATTATGTCTTGGGGTTACTACCTATTTCCATTATAAGGAACGGGAAGAAATCAGAACCTGCATCGTCGAAGGATGTCAGATAGAAGAGTATGACAGAGGCCTTTTTGGGGATGGCATAAAGTTTTGTCGATGCCCGAATGAAAAACCGTTTGAGTTAAAAGGATATTAAAGGAGGCCCAATGGCAGACAAAAAGGAAAAATTTGTTACAAAAGATCAGCCGTACATAACGATCACCGTTCGAGCGCATCGAATGTGGCGCGAAGATGGAACGGGTGGTGTAATGATGCTGACCGGTCCTGGAGGTGTGTCGTTTGAAGGCGCTGAAAGTAAAAAGGAGGTCGGACATATCCGGCCCGAAGTCGCGGGTAGGGCCCTAGAGATTTGTGATAATCGGCGGCCATACGATCATTCCTACTCACTCGATATGTCCGACCTCTGGGAAGCGTTTCAACATGCCTTGGATACTACTCCCGGGCAGGAGCTCAAGGAGGGGTAATGCCCAAAGACAGAAACTATGCGATCCGCCCAGACGCGCAGCCTTTCGATGAAATTCGGATTACCACGATTCCTCGATACAAGACATCTGGTATGTCCGGAGATGAGTGGAGGATCTCCGCGAAAGTTCAATTACTTCGAAAAGGTCGTGTTGTTCATGAAGACATCGGTTTAAGTAACATTAAAGCAGCCATTGACTTTCTTCCTTCAATATTCCATCGGGCTCACGATAACGCGAAAGGCTACTTTGCAGGAGAAGTAGGATTCTGCGACCAGGAGGGGTGTCGTAAGCCACCAACTATTTTCTATCAAATGAAGCATTCGTATTGTCAGGAAGGACATCGTACAGAATGTAGTAAATCTCTTGATGGGCATACTCCAATTCGAAAGTTCTGTGATGAACATAAAGAGAGAGGGGATTGTGGATTGGATGATGCCGATTCTAATTACGAGAAAATTGAAGTGGGGGAATAACATGCAATTACGAATCACAATTAAAAGTCTCTGTACAAAAACCTTTCCTAATAGTGCCGGCGAATTAATTCCCTCTGAAGAAGTGAAAATAGTTCTGGAAGGGAAAGCCAAAATTAAAGGTCCGATCGATAAAGTTCGGAAACTTCTTTTTCAAACAGAGCTCAATGCCAATACAGACGGCACTCGCCGCGTATGGATAGAGGAGGTGTGATGAGAACGATAACAGTAAAAGAGTTTCACGCTGAATTACGGGCACAGGGGGTTCCGAAAGAACATCTCGCCCTAAAATGTCCTCTTTGTGGTACTATCCAAAGCGCGGCAGATTTGATCCGGGTTGGCGCAGGAAAGGATTTCGAAGAGGTGGAAGGGTATATTGGATTTTCGTGTATCGGTCGATGGACCAATGCGGGATCGTTCAAGGAAGAAAATCCCCCTGGAAAGGGTTGTGATTGGACGCTCGGGGGATTACTCCAGTTACATCAGTTGGAAGTAATAACGGAGGAGGGCGAAAAACATCCAAGATTTGAGATATGCACGCCTGAGGAAGCCCAAGCGCACATGAATACGTCGAAGGAGGGATAATGCTTACAACTTCGGAATTCTGGATTCAGGTCCGTTGTATAATGATACAATGCCTTGACTATCTTATGGGAGAGATTACTCGTGACACGCTCATTTTTAATCTTCGACTGATCTTAAAGAAAATGGAGGCCAAATGAAGCTCAGAGCCATCCCAGAAGGCCGAAAGGATATCTGGGTTCCGGAAAAGGAATCCCTTAAAGAGTTCATTAAGTCGAGGGGCCTGGAAGATATTCATAATTTTGTGCAAACCGGTCCAGGTGGCGGGCTCCTTTTGGGGGCCGATCATGATGTTGAAAGCGTTCTTAATGATATCGATCACGCTGTTCGACTGGCTGTTTTTACCGATCCTAATGCGAATGCAGCTCATTCCCTCGCCTTAATTTTGGATTCTCCCCCGATGGGAGAGCATCTTGAAATGTACGATATTGGCGAAATCACAATAGGAGATCTCGAATGACGACGTGTAATTATTGCCATCGGCTTTTTGATCCGCTCAAAAACCAACCTAGATTCAGGTCTCGGTTATTAAAGATTCTCGAGCTGACGCCTGACGGCGGGAAGACTTGGCAATTTGGCGGTATAATGTGTCAACCGTGTCGAGATTATTTAATGGGACTCTGGCGATATGTAACATCTAAAGGAGGCGGTAATGTCAACAAGGGAAAAGCTCCGCGAAGAGTTAAGCGTCGTTCTCAATAAACACTGCACAGAGAATGGGAGTAATACGCCCGACTTTCTCCTAGCGGAATTCCTACTCAAGTGCTTGGAAGCATTTGATGCGGCGGTCATAGCAAGGGACAAATGGTATGGGGTTAAGCTCCATCCCGTTTCATCGAAAACCTATAAGCGCGGTCTTATCGAGGGAGTTACCAGGTTCGCGTGGTGGAAGGACGGAACGCAATATGTCGGGACCTGCGGAACTACGTTAAAAGATGCGATCGAAGAAATCGAAAAGGAGGTCAAATGGTAGAAGAGAAGCAACTACGAATCAGCGAATACTTCACGACGATTCAAGGCGAAGGACCTCGTGCGGGCGTTCCTTCTAACTTCATTCGTCTTTGGGGGTGTAATTTAAAGTGCACCTTCTGCGATACCAAATTCTCGCGAGAGACGAACGAAGATGGAAGAGTTAACTGGACATGGGAGCTAGCGAGCTGTATTATAGATTGCTTCCGCCATCCGTGTTTCCTTCGCAATGATTTTGTGATCACTGGCGGAGAACCATTTCTTCAGTGGACAGCATTAGCTGATCTGGTCCTCAAGATCCCGAAAGATCGCGTTTATATTGAAACGAACGGGACTCTCTTCCATTATTTAGCACAGAAGGCGTTCCCGCAATATGTTGCTCGACGACTACAACGAAAAATCATTCCTATCGTTAGCCCGAAGGGACCTCTTCCTGAGGTTAACCGATGGACTTGGTTTGAGGAAGTATACCTGAAAATCGTCCTTCCTCAGAAGGGCGCAGAAACGCTCAAAAAGATGTCCAAGTATATCCAGCCATTCCTACAAAGCCAAATCCCGCATGAGAATATTTACATAATGCCGAAAGGCGTTACTCCGGATGAGGTCGCGAAGTCTGTGAGTAAGATCATGCCAATTATTATGGACTACAACCTGAAACTGTCCCCGCGGCATCAGATCTCATATTACTTTAAATAGGAGGTCTAATGGCTGAACATATTCCACCGCTTGACCTTTACGGAAAGTGCGCTGAAGTAACTCAGCAGATGGCAGCTGCTAATCCAAGTCTTCGACGTGTACGAGGACATTATTATTGCCCAATTTGGGGAGAGCGGGCGCATTGGTGGTTGGTTGATCGAGACGGAAAAATCATCGATCCAACTGCTGCGCAGTTCCCATCGAAGGGGAATGGGACTTATGTCGAATGGCAGGAGGGAGAAAAGGAACCGTCGGGTAAGTGCTACAACTGTGGGGACTACTGTTATGATGGTAAAGTATTCTGTCCTGAATGCATTGCAAATCATCAGGATCATTTTGACTTTTAAGGGGGGAGGTGCCAATGGATAAATTTTTACATATTTTAATTGGGATTGCGATAGGATTGCTTTTATCGCTTCTCATACATTTTAAAGGTGGTTAAAGTCGTTGATCTTGACACAAATAGAGCGCTTGCTTGATAATTATATTTAGGAGGAAATAGAGTGTCGAAGATACCGATATTCGTAACTGGACTGAAGATGCATTTGCGCCATCGATGGGGGTTCTTCCTTATCGGATGTAAGTTGATTTGGTGTTCGATCACTGGAAGGTTGAATTATACTGACGTTTTACAGGAGTTACTATACGTTCCTTGGAGGTAAAATGGATTGCCCAAGATGTAAAGCAACAGGTTGGAAAGCCAAATGGCAACGGCTCGGTAACGATCTCGTAAGGTGTCCGAAATGCAAGGTGGTGTTTAACGAAGATACCCACGTAATAGTTGAACAAACAAAGGAGGCCCCAGATGTCAGAAAAGAAGACGATCACGGGAAAGGACGTAGCGGAGTGGGAGGAGCTCTTTAAGCAGGGCTGGAGTTATTCCCAGATTGCGCGGAAGTATGATCGCGTTCCACAGGTGGTAAGGCACCACTTGATGAAACGGGGTCATAAAGCGCACGAGGAAAAAACCTCCGTCGTTCCGGACGAAGAGTCGAAATGGATCACAAGATTCCTCGCGGGAGAAGATCCTGAGAATCTCGCTCCGCAAAGAACATCCCTTACAGTCTATCGGCATCTCGCATTTCGACTTCGTGATATGGTTCAGGGCAATAAAGGAGCCCCTGCTCCTGTAGCGCCGAAGAAGGAAGTCCCAGAACCGCCCAAAGAAGTGACGATGTTTACCAAGATATATCGTGCGTCAAAGAAGCTTTGTGATGAGCTTAGATGGATTTACACAACTCTTCCTGAGGCACCTGATTTTATTCCTGTTACTGAAATCTCCGATCGGTTAAAGGATCTCGAGCGGGAGATCGAATTGAACGCGATCGCGCTTGGCCTTCCGTTTAAATCTGCCCTTCGAGAAGGATGCGTCGCCGCAGCGTATGAGCAGGCGTTCGACATCCAGCAGCAGCACGAAGAACACGATGTATAGGCAGCCGATTTTGGCGATTGATTAGGGAAGATTAAAAGTAAAGACCAACGGGCGTGACTCTTACATTTTCGTAAATTAAAATAGGAGGTAAGATGGCAACAATAATTTCAAGTGTATTTTCGATTTCTTCTGCACACCGGCTGCTCCATCACGAAGGGCTTTGCCACAATCTTCACGGACATAATTGGGAGGTCCGCGTCGACATTTACGGCGACCCGGATCGTGATACTGGTATGGTGATCGACTTTCATCTCTTAAAAGAGGTAGTGAAGAATTACCTTCGCCCGTTCGATCATACTACGATCCTGAACACTGCAGATGAGGATACCATCCGAATGCTTCAGGTGGCCGGCTTTCCATTTATTATCGTCCATGGAGAGCCGACATGTGAAAATTTGGCAAAGCAGTTTTTCTGGGAGCTCCGCGATTTGATTAAAGCCGCTAATCCACTCGTTGATATCAAGCGAATTACCATCGAAGAGACCAAAGGGAATTTCGCAGTCTACGAGCGACCTTAATGTTTAAAATCATCCATACAGCTGATATCCATTTAGGGCGTAGGGCGTTTAACTATACCTATAATGGCCTAAATGCTCGAGAGTTCGAGATCTATCTTGGATGGTGGTTCTTCCTTCAACGAGTTCGAGAAATCAATCCCGCCCTTCTCATTATTGCTGGAGACCTATATGATGGAAAGTTTCCTCCCGTAGCCGCTATTTTAGCATCCCTGTGGTTAGGGGATCTTGATATTCCCGTTTTAATTGTCGAAGGCAACCACGATCAGACCAACGCAACGTCTCCGTCACCATTAAACATTCTTCGGATCTTTCCAAACGTCCACGTCTTTTCTGATCCTGGATATTATATCATGCCGAATGGTGGATTAAAGATTTTCCTCGCTCCTCCTGATACTGAGGAGTATAAGCCGGCGGATATACTTGTTGCGCATGATAAGTTCATCGGACCAAAAGAGTATCATTACGCTCATCCGAGAACGCTCCAACCAGAGAATTATAAGTATGTTGCATTAGGAGATCTGCATCGATATTGTGAAATCGCTTATAACGCGATTTATCCCGGCCCCTTAGATACGTTTGCACATGCGAGCGAGAAGGAAACCTATTCAGAAGCGAGGGGCTTTATGGAGGTTGATGTTGATACACATCCTAAACCAATCGTAAAGAAGTTCCATGAGATGTATCCTCGTGCCTATCGAACATTTGAAATCACCAAATTAGAGGATATTGAGGCAATCCTTCCATTAGCCCTCCATGCAGTATGTAGAATATTCGTCGAAGGTGATCTTGATGTTTCAAAGTATTTTAAAGATATCGCATGGCATGTCCAAACTTTCCGGCGACGCTCTCCGGGCTCGACTGTAAAGCCATCGGAAGCACCGCAGAGTAAAACGCTTCAAGATTCATTAGTTGAGTATTGTCATAAAATGGGGACGTCAGAGGATATAATGAAAGAGGCGGTTAAAACACTGAAAGAGATCAATGATAAGAGAAGTTAGGATAAATAATCTTCGATCGATTTCCCATCTTTATTGGGAATTCCCAGAAGGCCTGATCTTGATTAAAGGATTAAACGGCGCTGGGAAGTCTACTTTTGTTGAGGCAATCCTATATGCATTATTTGGCCCCGATGCGTTAAGAACTCCAAAGACGTTCGCATCCACTGGAAATGCGGAGGTGACCGTATCGGGTAAGTTCCATACCCCATTTGAGGTGCTCCGAACCTTTGGCGGGGTAACTTCATTAAAAACAACCGTCACAATCTCAAGCACAAAAGAAATTAACGCTTGGTTCCGCCGCCTTGTCGATCTTAAAACGTTTTGTCAGACATACGTGTCCCAGCAAACAGAGATTAATAACATCGCAAGAGCTCGACCTTATGAGAGGAAGAAGATCCTTTCCGAACTCTTAGGATTCGGATTAATCGAAGATTGTGTATCGGCTGTAAAGGTACCGAAAATAGTCGGCGCTGACGGTGTTTCGACTCTTCCCGAAAAACGGGCTACCTTAGAAGAGATCGAAAAGCTTACCCAAGGTATTACGATTCAAGAGGTTATGCGAGTACAATCCCTTTGGCAGGAACTCGAGCAAATCATCACAGCTGAGAAGCAGCGCATCACTGTCGCGGATTTAGAGCAGAATCTTCCGGATGCAAGAGAAAATCTATCCAAGCTACAATATAGAAAATCGCTTCTCGAGACCGCGCTCCAGCGAAAAGGTCAACCAGCGAAAGATGAAATCATTTCTTGTCCATTATGTGGTCACGATGTAACCGAGCACACTCGAATGCAGTGGCAGAGAGAACTCGTTGATAATCTTAATCCTACGATCACCGAGCTTCTTCAAATAGTGCGAACGGCCGAATCTGCTGTTTCCGCAATTCCTCGAGGCCTTCGAAAGGAAGAGTCCGTTCGAAGCGATATTCAGAAGTATGGTGATATCCCTCCGACTGAGACAGCTGAGGCGTTATCATTACTAAGTCGACTAAAGGCAGAGGTCTCGATGTTAGAGCGACTTCAAAAGGAGGTCGAGACTTCTATGAAGTTAGAGAAGGTAAAGAGCCTCTTTGTTGGGTTTCGAGATTGGATGATCTCGCATAATCTCCAGCTGCTTTCTGAAATGGTTTCGTATTATCTATCCTCGTATACAAAGTGGTCTCAATTCATTATAAACGAGGATTACTCCATTTATGTTAACGATCGTCCAATTGAAACATATTCTGAAGGCGAGAAGAACATTTGCTGCACTGTATTCCGTTTTGCGATCACGAAACTTTTATCTGAACAATTCTTTGGTTTCACCCCGTTCCTTATTTTAGATTCAAGTTTCGATGCGGTTGATGAACCGAATTTCAGGAACGCGATTTCGCTGGCCCATATGTGCGCCGGAGAGTTTAGTCAGATCATTGTTACAACCCATCATGATATTGAGGTACCAGAAGCTGCGGTATTTGTACTATGAAAAAAGGGCTCTTAATTATAGCGTGCCTCTTTTTGTTTTCTTGTGGGGAAACTTGTGAGGACCATTGTAAATCTCAATGGAAGAATTGCGCGAACAATTGTGGTGAGAATACTTTATGTCATCAAAATTGTTCGGATCTCGAAAGCCAGTGTACTTGGTGCTGTGATGATTGGAGCGGGATGTGTGATGAAAACAGTTTATAACGCAGTGGTTCAAGGTTTAGAGGCGGATCGAATTGTCTTTATGCTGATCATGTCGTTCGAATTCGCCCGGTTTCTTGAACTTCTGATTTTAGGATTGGAGGTCAAATGACTTGCAAGGATTTCTTGACCTTTAATATTTATATCCTCCTCGCGAACATCCTAATTTTAGGGGTGTCGATTAAAATTTATACTGAGTACGTTAAGGATAAATTATCCTCAAGAAGGAAGAATGAAGACCCGAAGGAACCGCCCAAAGCATCGGATGCCAAAACCTAACCCCTCGATCCGGCCAGTCTTAAACTGTTGGCAGACGAAAGATGGGCGAAAGATTCGTGTTCATAAAATGACGAACGCTCATCTAATGAACGCAGTTCTGTTTCTCGAACGACGTCAGAAGAAGGCGGAGGGCTTACACTTATTTCCGGATAATGATTGTTTTGATATTGATTGCCAAGACGGGTGCTTTTTCATTTCTGAATCTGATCGTCTTTATGACGCTTTAACTGCTGAAGTCGCGCGGCGGGGTCTTAATATTAAACAGTATGCTAAAGAGGTGAAAAGGTTATAATGAGTACAGAGGTTTTAGAGTTTGGCTATATCGAATTTGAATGTACTGAATGTGGTGCGACGATTGAAGTCGAATGCCCTGATGATCACGCAGATTTTAAATTTGCCGCAAGTGAAATAAAAGGTCTCGGATGGATAATTATATTTGATAAAGATAAACATGAATTTATGCACTACTGCCCAGAATGTAAGATCCCGTTTTTAAAGGAGATCAAATGACGAAGGATAAAATTATATCGTTAGTCCTTGCTGAACGGGAATCCCAGGATAAGTTATGGGGTGACCAAAGTCAACATGATCATTTTGTATTTAATGCGATTTTGGGCGAAGAGGTGGGAGAGGTAAGTAGGGCATTATTAGAACGCAAATTCAATCGAGAAAACGATCATCATATTGAAGATGAACTTATCCAAGTGATTGCAGTAGCTGTCGCATGGCTTGAGTTTAAATTTTAATCCGGGGAAAGTAAAAATGAAGTCGGGAGCAGGTAAAAGAAAAGGCGGAGCGTACGAACGTAAGATCGCTCCTATTATAGGGCAATGGTGGTTTGGAAATCCTGATGCGTGTTGGAGAGGTCAATCTTCCGGTGCGAGGAAGACCTTTCGCAATGAGTTAGATATCGACGTCGGCGACATCGTTCCAGTTAAAGGAGGTTTCTGGCCTTGGGGAATAGAAACGAAAACCCGGAAGAGCTGGTCATTTGGACAACTCTTTACTTTAGCAGAGAAAAGCCCCTTGATGACTTGGTACTCGGAGATTTATAATAAGGCATCATTAAATCAGTGTCATGCAATCTTAATTGTAACAGGACCTTGGGAACCAGATTATGTCGTATTTGCGCTTTCAATTTTTAAGAATCCACAGGAATTCCTTGGTCTTTTAAATGATCGAGCATTCCCCTATGTTTTATTTAAAACATCGCATATAATCATGGTTTTGCAAGATTTTATTACGATAAATCGACAATCCTTTGAAGAAAGAATTGTTCAATTTTCTAATTGTAACGATGTCGAAGAGATTGACACAAGATGAGGTCTTGTGTTAAAATTTAATTATAGAAAGGAGGTGACAACTCATGAAAAAGGTAACTGACGAGGAAAGGACCCAGTGGGCGAAGTTGTATAACGACGGAACTCCGATCAAAAAGATCGCCGCCGATACCGGCCGCAATCAGATGGTCGTCCGGAAAGCCCTGCAGAAGGCCGGCGTTCAGTTCCGAGGCGGAGGCGCTTCCGTGTCCGCCGACGAGGTGAAGCAATGGACGAACGCTTTTTTGGCCGGCGAGAACCCGGTGGAGAAGGCTGGTCGCACCGCCCAGTTGGTGTGGCGCCTGGTCTGCTTCGATCTCAAAACGCGCCTGGAACGGCTCGGCAAATAACCGACGCCAAGGTCTGACGGGAGCTCGAGTTCAACCCTCGGGCTCCCGTTTATTTTGAAAGGAGCTATCATGTACGCGGTTCAATCATTACAGTTGTTAGGAAGCGGCTTCGTTCTTCTCTTCGCTGTCTTCGTGCTCTCTGCTTGTTATGTTCTATTTACGGGCCTCTCTGTATGGAGACAACCAGTTGATCGGAAGTCCCTTTTCGATCGGATTGACTACCTCTTCTCTCTTTGGCTCGCCAACATGTCAACGGGGTTAAAATCCGCGTTGATCTGTTCATTGAGCGAAGGGACAACCGGATTTGTCCAGCCGGAAATGAAAGAGCTGGCCGCCTACCTGAAGGAGCTGTTAACAAAGCAAGAGCAACGGATGTTGGGCGATTGGTTGGCAATCGATTGCGACAAGGAAGAAGATCTGATTCGATTCGCCGTCACGCGCATACGTAAGTTGTTATAGCCCGTGGAAAAATCCTCGGCATAATTTATAATTTCTATATGTCGAGGTGGCAAAAAATAGTTGTTCATCATTCGGCTACTAAAGACGGGATCGTCAACGATTGGGTAGCTATTAAAAGGTATCATACAAGCTATCGAATCGATGGCGTTATCGTTTCAAAGGAAGAATTCCTTGATCGTTCCATGAAACATAAGGGAACGTTATTCGAGGAACCAGATCGAGATATTGCATATCATTTTGGTATCGAGCAAATCTCAGGTAAGTTACTTCTCCAAATTGGTCGCTCTCTCGATATGGATGGCGCCCATACAAAGGGGCAAAATCAAACCTCAATAGGCATTTGTTGTATTGGTAATTACGATCTTGCACCTCCATCAGTGGAGATGAAAGATCTTTTAGTTGATGTCCTCACAGGACTATGTTTTATCTTTAAGATCTCCCCAATCGAAATTTATCCTCATAGTAAATTCGCTGTTAAGACGTGCCCTGGAAAACTGTTCCCGCTTTCGGAAATCCAAATAAGGGTGGGCGTTAAGTTCGCGATCGCCGATATCGGGTAAAACGTGGAGACCTTTATGGATCAGGAGCTTCGAGAGTCTTTTGCAGAGGTTTTTAGAAAGTTAAATGATTTAAAGGATGATGGATTTAAGTTTCAATTAGGCATGTCGGAGAGAGTCACCGGGATGGAATCGGACCTCAAATCAATCAATAAAACTCTTGGATATCATTGCGCTGATAGGGGTCTTCACGGATCCAACGGAAACGGTAAGAATAGCGTTAAGATCGGCGCGAAAGAGATTATTTATATCATCTTAACTCTCGCGGGCGTTATAGGCATTCTTGCAACAGTAATTAATAAGGGCGCCTGATCGATTAGGAGATAATAGTATGGCAGAAGACAAAATCTTAACCGGGCCACTAACTACGATTCCAGTTCGAAAATTCCGAGAGGTTCCAAAAGGGAGTCTTAACCCAATGATTAAGATAATTGCAGAAAAGGCCTCTCACTGTCTAACATCTTGGGCTGAACGAAATTCCGTTTCCCCAGAAAATCCTAACCTTGTTCGCGTAACCAGTATTGTTGATAACTTAAAAAAGGTCGCTGAAATTAAGGGAGAGTAGCCAATGTCTTCAGTATCTGATCTGATTCGAGATATATCGAACCCACTTTCAAAGAATTGGTGCGTTGATCCAGTTAGTGGAAGCGATTCGAATGACGGATCCCCCGCAGCTCCTTTTCAGCATTTACGAAAAGCTCTTCAAACAATTGGTGGGATTACAAGTATTACTTGGGCTGATGGTAGTCCTCCTTCGTGGGTATCAGAGGTTAGGGATCTTGAACGATTACCCGCAACGGTTGGTAGTGATATCGGATTTCAACTTCGTTGGCGCAAACCAGGAGATGGGTTCATATATATAAGCTTAGGATTTGATCCAACTATATCCTCATCTCAAACACCTTTAGGTCTTACCGAACAGTGGGGCCCGGAAGTAAAATTTGCGGAAAGCACAACTCCATCGGATGTTTGGCTTTATGATGGCCTTGTAACAGCGAGCCGAAATCGTCATGTCGCTTCTTTTGGAATCAAACTCAGTTTCAGTTTAAATCCTACGTTCTTCTTTGAAACAACCGAACTAACGAGTTTAGATAAAGGCGATGGAAGTCAGGTTTTATTCACCGGAACATTGCCACATTTTCCTGTCGTGTCTCCGTTCACAACTTTATACGGATCTACAACCGGTGGGACCGAAACCTTTACAGATGATGGATTGGGAAATCTTACAGGAGATCTTGGGGGATCCGGTACAATTAATTATACCAACGGAAACTATTCTATCACCTTTGCAAATCCTCTTATCCTTGACGCGGATTTATTTGCACAATGGAATTACGATGATGGAGAAGGTACTGCCAAGTTTGTATCAAATGTAAGTGGCGCGTCCGCGTGTGACGTGAATATGCGGTGCGCCCACAATATTTATGTCCTTGGCGGACCGATTACAGAAACAATCCCGTGTATCCGAAATTACGTAACCCTAATTGGTCGTGGAATAAGCTTAGGGATGGAGCTACTCTATTTCATGCTCGGCTTCGGTGATATGGAAACGAGTATTACGCCATCCATAGGAAGTGATGCGAACCTACTTCCCGTCGTTACTGTCTTCAACGGAACCCTTCGATCGATCGGAGTAAGTTTCGGTTTCCAGACAACCCTAAGTGGTGGTGGCGAATTGGTCGCACCTGTTTCGGCGGGCGCGACAGAAATTGAAGTTGATGACGCGAGTGGATTTACCCTCGGGGGACAGGTATATGGATTTCTTAAACTCGGCGCTACGTCGGATCCTCATGAAATCTTAAAGTTTTCGGACCTTAATTTTTACGCTTTCGATATGTCAGATAGCCCTGAGCTAAGAGAATCTGTTCCGGGGGCGGGGTATGATGTAATTGTTCTGAATGCAGATAATGGTCGAGTAGGTACGACATGGCCTGCGGCGGGAAAGTTTACTCTGTCTTTAGCTATCACAGGCTTTGTTTGGGATTACACGGCAGTCGGAACACTCAGTGAAGGCGGGCTCACAAAGTCTTACATTCTTTTAGCCACCCCGATTTCGCAGACTCTAGTCGATGCATGGAATTTCATGATGAGCGCGTTTCCCACTATTCCGGGCATCGTTGCTCTTGGGGGGATTAACAACAAAATTCCGTTATTACGGCCACTTGATGCAAGTTGGCCAAGCGGAACAGGGATTACGTATTGGAGCCCTCCGTGTATTTGCGAACTCTGGTCTGTAAAAACAAAGCTGAACGATTGTTCTTTGATCACATCCTCTGCAGGTATTTTCGTTCCTCCAGTTGTTGGTGCTCCAATTGCGACAAATTTAATGGCGGGGTTATGGGAGGTTGATATCTCTGAAGAGCGAAATGCTATGTTTATCGTCGGAAAAGGAACCCCAGGGATTTTAAATTATTCTTTCATGCCTCACCGATATAAGATTGAGCAGTTATACTTTTTAGGTTTTGGGGATTGCCACCTCTTCGATTATCCAGCATTCGATTTGATCTTACCCTGGGCTGTAACCCCGATCCCGTTCTCAGAGCCGATGATCAATGAATTTACTGATGTTATGCATAGTATGTTCGCGTATTTGGATCGTGGCGGCCCTGAATTCTTGATTCGCGAAAGAGGTGGAAAAAAGTATAAAGTTCATTTCGAACAAAATGCATATGCGAAAACGAACAAAGACCTCCCAGTCTTTATTCAGGAATTCTTACTTGGCACAGCGATTCCAGATGATTTACTGGTTGAGTTCGACACTTCTCCGGGACTTTGGCCGACAAACGCGTTAACTCAAGATCCAAATCCGATGGCATATCCTGATCAATATAAAGCAGGTGGCTCCGTTCAAAGTCTTATCGGGCCCGAAACGGTATTGATGGTCGTTCGAACGATAACAACTCATTTACCAATAAGCGGCGTAGCTGTTGCGATTTGTGATGCTACGGGCGTATCGATATTGGCGACAGGAAAAACAAATGGGAGTGGTAATGTTGTTCTTGATGGAAATACTTCCGCTGGTTATACTTGCCCTGTCGGAGCGTATAGTATCAAGCTTTATAAGGGAGGCGCTAATTTCGAACCGTCTTACCCGATTTCCGTTGTCGCTGGCGGTCCAAATGCGTTCATTTTAGAAGGGACTGAAATCGTTATTCCAGGGCCCGTAGATCCCACGCTTTGTCGTGTTTATGGGTGGGCCACAGACGGTGGAACGAGAATCGCGAATTGTAAAGTTACCGCGTTATTGACCGAGCCAGGTGCGAAGGCGGGACTTTTTAAAATAATTTCTCATAAGATTGAAGTTATAACCGACGCTACGGGATATTGGCAATTAGACTTGATTCCTAACGCATCGATTACTCAGCCCGGAACTCGTTATCGATTTGCCTTTGAACGAGAAGACATCGATTATCATTACGATGTTCAGAAGGTCGTCCCTATTGGTCCGGTCGTAAATTTTAACTCTCTATGATGTACACCAGGCTTGACACAAAACCTTTTTTAAATTATAATTAAAGTGAAAGAATGTTTTCGATGTAATTTCGATAAGTTACCTGATTGTAGTTCGTGCGTCGATAGGTTAGTTTGTCAAGATAACGTTCCGAAGGAAACGTTTTTTATTTGCGCCATGAATTCAAATTTGACTAAAAGTGAAAAAACGAAGCTGTACTCGAGAACGTATTCTAAAGCGCCCCAGACATCGTTAAGGAGATTTAAAATGGCGCCTGCTTCTATTACAACCGTTGAAGAACATATTGGTCAAACCGCTCTCGCGTTAAAACTCCGCAATTGCTTTGTCTGTGGCTTTGGTGTTAACACCCTCGAGCTCGGTCAATACTTTGGACAGGTCTTTTATCCCCCCCAAAATATCGCGATTGATTATCTTGTGAATCATGAGGGACGCTCGATCATCGATGCATATCATGCCGCCGCCGGGCCGCTAGAAAAGTTGTTTCCTCTGGAAGTCGTGCACAATATTTTCCGCGCGGTAAAGCGTATCGACGGGTCTATGTTAGGATTGATCGGGCTTGGATTATATTTCCAAATGAAAGAAAGGACCAAGGCGCCCCTTGCGTTTCACGTAGAGGAATTCAAAGTATTCTTCAGGAAATTAAAATTCCCATCCCCCATAAATTTTGTCAAGCAGATTCCCAGAGAATTAGACGTATACGTTGAATATACCCACGATATTGTTGGCGGGCTACTTAACGGAACAATTTACTCATTCCCTCAGACGGCCAACTCTGCATTGAAGAGATTTCATATTTCTCCCTTTGTAGTTGGTCGTTGGGGTGTAAAGATCGGAGATGATTGGATCAATGAGTCCTAATGCAGGTAGAAACTCGTTTAAGCTACCATCTGAGGTAAATCGGGAGTACCTTACAGTGAAGGACTTCGCGCATGAATGCAGTCTTTCTTCTGCTGAGATATACTATTTGATTCGTAAGGGAAAACTTACTCCAGATCAGAGGTTTGGAATTTTAATTTTATCGCGAAAATCGTTGGATCAATTTCGATCCACCAAAAGGAGGTGATCCAAATGGTACCTGAAAAGCCCGAAGAGGCGAAAGAAACCAAAGAAAAGCCGTTGGATGACGCCCTATTCGTTCGCGCAGATTTTACTGCCGTTGCGAAGAAGGGGCGGGGTCGGAGAGGAAGATTTTCAAGACCTATCTGCGATCGGTTTATGTCAACGGGCGAAAAGTGTGTGAAGCTACAGCTTATGGCCATCGCGCCGGAACGCGAACCCGCGAGCGCTGCTTCCACTCTCGTGAGTTATCTACGGCTGCATCCGGAGTTACCGATCAACATCGTTTTCAGCAACGAAGAGATCGTTATGATCAGAACGGATATGTAGAATGAAAATCGTCCATATCGTTCCACATTTCTTTAACTATCGCGAGGCAGTTCTTGTTGAAACATGGTTTCCGGACGCTATTAAGATGTCAACAGGGCCTCTCGCGATATCGGAGTTATGCGATAAGGAATACGAAATCAAAACGGAAAAGTTATACTATGATCTCTTTGACGTTGTTATTCAAACAAGCGGCGGACCGGTTCCGACGAATCAACTTGGCGCAAGCCTAATCGTTCAAGAGATTTTCAAAAAGTGTCACGATAACGGTGGAATTGTTGCCACAATATGTTTAGGTGCGAACACATTAGCTTATGCGCTCGATTTGCATGGTGTAACGATTACTTGTTTTCCTCTGAAAGTGTTGGTGCGGAAACTTCGAAGTAAGGGTGCAACAGTTACCAGCAGCGCGGTGGAAAGTTATAACAGAATCGTGACCGCACAAACACAAATTGATACGTCAAACTGGATCCGAGAAATCCAGAGATTAATCGCGGCAAAAGATCCTAAAAAGTCCAAAAGAGTTTGATCTCTTAAATACGAAGTATTTAAGAGACGAAACCATCTTGAACATGCGCATATTGATTGGAAACCGTTTTTCGGTTATTGAGGGAGATTTTCCCCGTGCAAAAGTATTCCCAGTTACGACTATAAAAACTCCCCCAATTTGGTTGGGTCCGAAAAAGAAAATAGCAGGGAAAACGATCCAGCTGCTAAAGCCAGACGGATCATTTCCAGTAGGATTATCAGAACGCGTCGCTCGAACTTTACCCGAAGCAGAAGTTATCGATATGCGCGATCTTCCAGCATTTCAAACACCATGGTCTTGTAACTATACTCTTCGCGATTATCAACAGGCGGCGGTCGAAAAACTTATTGCATATCCACATCGGGGGGTTTGTTGGACTCCCACCGCATCAGGAAAGACGTACATTGCAGCAGAAGTAATTCGCCGGATCGGTCTTCCTGCTTTATATTTAGTGCATCGAAATGAAATCGTTAAACAGGTTCACGAGAAGTTAAGCAAATGGTTCCCATTTAAGATTGGTATTTGCACAGGAAAAGAATTTGAACCAAGCGACCTTGTAATGGTCTCATCCGTTTATTCAGTTCATAAAATCGCGAACTTTGATCGTTATATCACGCTCATCTGTGATGAAGCACATCATTGCCCAATGGAAACGTATCAGGAGATCTTGTTGGGTACCCCTGCGCCATATCGTTTTGGATTTAGCGGAACGCCAACAGGCCGCGCCGACCAGAAAGATTTATTGTTAATCGCGGCAACGGGCGAAATCCGATATCAGATGACGACAAAAGAATTGGGTGATATGGGCTTAACGCCGAAAGCGGGCGTGGTATTCTTTCCGTTTACCTTTACCGATCGTCAAAGTCTTCTATATGAGCGCCGCCCGTGGAATGTTATTGAAGGGGAACTACTATCTGAGAATGCGCCACGAAACCAAATGATATCCGAGATTTGCAAATCAGCACCTGGAAAGATTCTTGTTTTTGTGAATCGAGTTTCGCACGGGCTTCGATTGGTAGAATTATTAAAGGGCGAGGACGTTACCTTTTGCAGCGGATCAGATGATATCCATACCAGAGTTGCGGCCTTAACAAACCGTTGTAAAATTACAATCGCAACAAAAATTTTCGATGAAGGCATTGACGTTGAAGACTTTGAAACCCTTGTAATTGCATCTGGCGGTAAATCTGCGATAACTACGATGCAACGAGTCGGTCGCGGGATGCGTAATTTTGAAGGGAAGTTCTTAAACATTATCGATATCTTTGATAAGGGTATTCCCATGTTAGAGCGACACTCGAAGACGAGAGAAAAGATTTATCGCTCACTTGGGTTCCAAATATACTCTGCATGACTACATATACTATGCATGATGTTGCACGTGCTTACGAGCGGTTTCGTAGGCAGCGACATCCTTATTTCCGCGTAAGGCCAGAAGATCTTTTACCTGGAACGGAAAAAGCCGCCCAGTTTGCCTGTGCTGCGGATTTAATAAACCAAATTAAAGTAGATATCGAAACGTTCATGTATATCCTTTTTCAACAGTTACGTGTTCCGAGCGTTCGCGAGTTGGCATCGAAAAAAGCAATCCAAAAGGTCCACAAGTTTCTGGAGCATTCGTTACCACCCGGCGCGGAGATGGTAGCGGTGAAGTCTTGGTATATTAAGTTGCTTCAAGACAATTGGGGATTAAGCCGAGAGGAGGCGGCTGAATTCTTATCAATCCTATGAACCCAACCTTTGAAGACAAGTTCGTTAAGGTAGTCTTGACGGATTTAAACTTTGCTCGAATGGTGGCGACCGACTTGAAGAGCGCGCGGATTGATAATAATTCTAACGCTTTGATATTCGACGTTTTCGGTCGTATATTCGAATCCCTAAAGACCCTTCCCACGATGGAGATCATGCTCAATGAAATTGGTCTAACCTTGAAGGCCCGCCCAGAAGGGTTACACGAAACCGAGATCGTCGATATAGCACAGCGACTTCATTTTGTTTATAACGAGAACGGGCTGGCTGAATCAGAATATCTTTATCTAAAAACGGAATACAAGAACCTTTTCTTTTTACGTAGCGCACGGAAAGCACTCGTAGAAGTTATTCAGAAAGTTGATGCAGAGGGAGTTCTTGATGAACAGGCGTTACATAAGTTAGCAAAGGGCGCCGCACCACGAGAAGAACCAATTGACTGGTTCTCCTCTGTAGAAGATAGAACCTCATTACAACTATATGATGATTCAAAGGTGCCAACACTAATTCCACCTCTGGATGCAGCGCTGCAGGGCGGCCTCGGCGCAGGTGAGCTAGGCATCATCATGGCAGGCCCTAAACAGGGTAAATCAATGCTCTTGATAAACTTTGGGTTCGCGGCCGTGGCGGTAGGAAAACGGGTTCTACATGTTACATTGGAGCTGTCTGCGAAGCAAACACTTAAAAGATACGATTCAATATTCACAGGGATACCGATTAATAACCTGAAGAACTCTCGAGAGCAGCTTCTTCTGAAATTCCAAGACTTTTCAAAGTTCAAAGATTTATTAATAATTCAACAATATCCCACAAAAGGCGTTTCAGCGATTGGCTTAGAGCCTCTGATCCAATATGTACAAGATCAGAAAGGAAAGATCGATTGTGTAATCGTTGACTATGGCGACCTATTAAAAGCAAATTCTAAGAAGGATCAGGTTCGATTTGAGTTAGAAGAGATATTCTATACTCTTCGACAACTCGCATCAGTTCATAAAGTAGGTGTATGGACCGCGACACAGACAAATCGCTTGGCAGTAGGTAAGACAGATGTTGACGAACGCCATCTGGCAGAAGCGTTTTCGAAAGCCATGATCTGTGATATTTTGATGTCATTGACTCCTTGGGGCGATTTGAAAAAGCTTTCCGTTGTTTTAACTCGTGATAGTGGCGCGCAATCGTTATTTATACCCTTACGACCTCAATTTGAATCAGCAAGGTTACGATATGAACAGACTTCCTAATAAAGAGATAACACGCGAAAGCCTCGGGCGCCCCGTTAAAGAGACCCGGCGGGATATCGTTTACCACTGCCCACTTTGTGATGATACTACAGGTCATTTTTATGTTCGCCGTAGTAATGGGGTTTGGCATTGTTTTAAATGTGATCGGGGCGGAAGACTTTTGGGATTTAAACCGCTTAGCCGCACCGACGCGACTATTCCTGATACCCCAAAAGTATTTGGGCAACCCAAATTCGTTAGCTGGGATATCCCACAATATTTAACTCTTCGGCAACCGCATGATTGGTTTCTTGGTGAACGGGGCGTTGTTATGCCACTATACTTCAATTCGAAAAAGATCGGCTGGCAGATCCGAACATTCAGTGGGAAACCAAAATATCTTACGATTGGAAATCGTTCGATGATGGTTTATAATTACGATATTGTCAAAGCGTTTTGCGGTAATAAGGCCATAGTTGTTGAGGGAATATTTGATGCAGTTACATTATCTCCGTTCGCCATCGCAGCGTTAGGAACCGGAATTTCAGATCGACAATGGCAGTTAATTAAAACTTTTGATACCGTGATCTTTCTTCTCGACAGCGATGCGATCGCAAAAGCGAAAAATTATTGCTTCATAGCGTATGGATTGGGAATTCAAAAGGTTTTTATAGCACCAATGAGTGGATATAAATTATCCCCGTGGCGTATCGGAAGGAATTTAGGATCCGTTGAAGTTTTAGATCCCGTGACAACAAGCATTGTTGATAGGTTAGATGGATTTTTTGATTTTTCTATTTCACCAATTTATCAGGAGGAGGGACCAAATGGAATCGAATTTACCCGACCTAATGGTTGAACAGCGCGTTGACCGCCAAATTCAAAAGGTCGGGATCAGAAATTTCCATCAGTTCGCGCATTTCGGCCTTCAAATGGTTCTCGGAGAATTTTCCCTATATGTCGGCCTAAATGGAACCCGTGGCGTTCATATGAGCCGGTTTGTTGCTGCGATGGAATACTTCACCGAGATCTGTGATAACTCGATCTTTCAATTGAATAAGCGCCTCTGCCTTGTACAGAGCGCAAGATCATCTCACGTGAAGATTCGAACAAAGGTACAAATCGGAGATCAAATTGTGCCCATCGTTTTGGAAGGCCATTTTAAATACTCTGCTGACGATACGAGCACTTACGTGAAAACCTTCCAATTCGTTGTCCAGAATATTACAACATGCCCGTGCTCCCTCGAGTTGTGTCGATCCCAGAAGAAGGGCGTTCCACATATTCAACGAGGATTTGTAACTTCTACGGTTAAAACAGCTTCTTTCGAGCCACCCCATCTGATATCCATTTATAATGCCGTCGCCTCCCGCCTGGTCCTTCCTCAGAGATTTGTAAAGCGCCCCGACGAACATAACCTTGCAGTAAGATGCGAAGAGAATCCCGTGTTCGTTGAAGACGTTGTCGAGCTCGTGAAAAAGAGTCTAACCGAATTCGGGTTCGACGATTTCTCCGTTGTTGCAGAGCATGAGGAATCAATACATCAACACAACGCGGTCGCAGTACTTTCCGCGGCAGATAAGGATTTCGGTTCTAAACTAACATAGGAGGACTTATGGGAAGAGATCGTATAGATGACTTTTGGTTTTGGCTGTCTTATCGGTTACCTCGACGACTCGTTTACTTTTGTATGATTCGAGCTTTCGCGTGGGCGTCCTGTGGAAAGTGGTCAGGATGTGAATGTCCTGCGATCACCGTTCAGGATGCCCTTGAGAGATGGAATCAATCTAACGAATAGAAAGGAGCGCCGCGATGCATCCTCCGATACACATAAGAATAATGTTTACTGATGGAGAGTTGGCAAAATGGGACGATATCGTCGCATTTAGTGAAACAGATAATTCAATCCGATTCAGGAAAGACGACAGGTTATTCTTTATCCCATTTGCAAATATGTTTTATTATGAATTATGGGAAGAATAGCGGTAAAAGAAAGGAAGGGGGGTGATTAGAATGTGTGACTTCTGTAATATGAAAATCGAAGATGCTCTATATGTATCGCAATATAGTTTCATCACGGTTTGCCCGTTTTGCAACAGTATTTGTGCGGTAGCTAAAGAGCATAATCAGGAAAAGATCTGGCACGAGCGAACGACCATTTCGTCAGAGCTTACATCCTTTTTCGAACGCGCGATGAAGTCTTTCGATATGACCCCAGAACCGTTTTTTATAACCGAGGCGTGTAAGCGGCCGGACTATAATCACTTTATCATTCATCTTCGCCTTCTTGGAGATCCAGCGGACTTCCTTGAGCGACTGAAAAAGGAGGAGAAAATATGCCGTTAAAGATTAAGTGGGTGGTACATCATTCGGATGCGATTATACCAACTCGAAAAACAGATCGTGAAGCCGGCTTTGACCTCTTCGCGATGGAAGAGCGCACCATTGACCCAGGTATTCGGGTCTTCGTTCCAATTGGCGTTGGTGCGATCATGGAAGGATGCTTTGGAATTATCTTCTCGAATTCCAGCATGAAGTTCAAAAATCTTCTCGTGATGAACGGCGTCATTGACCAGGATTACATTTGGGATATCGGACCTTGCCTGGTTAACATTCAGCAAACCTCGCTCAAAGTTCATCGCGGAGACCCAATCGGTCAAATCGTTTTCTTTCCTCAGTTAGAGTTTGAAACAATTGTGACAAGGGCGAAGAAACCCGAATACGGAGGATAACATGTTTCAAGTATGCGAAAAATGCCCGGTAAGAGGCGTGAAGCAATTCGTTCCAAGTGAAATAAAACCTTCCGCGAAGTTCGTACTGATCGCGGAGGCACCGGGAGCGGAGGAAGTAATCGAACGAAGGCCGATGGTCGGCCCAAGTGGCAAGCTCAACGATTACCTGATGTATCAGGCGGGGCTATATCGGGAGGACGTCGATATTATTAATGTCTGCTCCTGTTATCCAAAAGCGAGCCCTGATGAGATCGAGCTATTTTGTCGCCATCGATTATATGAGGAACTGAAACCCCTTGTTCACCTCCCGTGGATGTCTGTTGGTGAAGAGGCGATAAAGGCCATCCATGAGACAGATAAAAAGATAACGCCTCTTCGAGGTAAAATCCATCCCTGCGATAAAGTCGCCGATATTATCCCGGGAGCAGAAAAGAAGACTACATTCACGACATTTCATCCTGCGTATGTGCTCCGCTCAGGTGATCGACAGAAGCAAGACTCCAATCCGTCGATCATGTTCGTCCTCGCGGAAGACTATAAAGTATTCGCGAGAACGCTTTCCGGCCGCCCCCTCATTCGGCATACTCCAGAGTTCACTATCGCGAAGACTGAGATGGAAATCAACGCCGCTTTATCTATTGCCCTTCGACAAGAGATCTTATTCTTAGACCTTGAAACAACGTCTCTTGATCGATATAAAGCGGATGTTATTCTCGCACAGTTTTCGTGCATGGACGGCACGTACGTGATGCAATTTTATGATAATCCGGCCATTTCTCCTGCGTTTAAATATTCGGTCCTACAGCAGCTGTTCGCATTAAATAATATTCCCAAAGTCTTTCAAAATGGAAAGTATGATATCGGCGTCCTTCGAGCGCAAGGGATTCAATGCAATAACTTCTATTTCGATTCCTTTGCGGCGCATTGCGTCCTGCGGGAGAACCTTGAAAGAAATCACGCTCTCGATGATATTGCATTGTGGTATTTGAATTATTCGGATTGGGATGTATCTGGGTTTATTTCTGGCGAGCAAACTTACGCGGATATTCCTCCGGCGGTTTTACTTCCATATTCCGCGACAGACGTGGACGTACTCCGAGAGGTATTCCCGATTATGATGGAGGAACTCCATCAGCGCGGTATGCTCGATTACTTTATCAATCATGCGATGAAGTCTTTTCGATCCCTTATCGATATGGAGGAACGAGGGGTTCTTATTGATGTAAAGAAGGCGTCTGAGGTCGAAAGGGATTACGTGACCAAGATTGAATCGGAAAAAGTAAAGTTATTCCGAATCGCAGGTGAAGAGTTTAATCCAAATTCAACAAAGCAATTACGCACAATTTTGTTTGAAAAACTGAAATTAAAACCGATAAAACAAACGAAAAAGGGGAACCTAAGTACTGATGCGGAAGTCCTTGAACAACTCAATCATCCGATCGCTGATTCATTGATGTCGCTTCGTCGATTAAACAAAATTTGCAGCACATACTTATCTCGTGGGATGTTAAGCAATTTATATAAAAACCGCGTTCACTGTTCTTATAAGTTCGGTCCTGCAACTGGTCGGTTAGCATCAGAGGATCCGAATCTACAAAATATCCCTCGTCTTGGTGGTATTCGGCCGCTCTTTATTGCGCCGGAAGGATTCTGTTTCCTAAGCACTGACTATCGGCTAGCCGAGATGTTTGTTCTCGCATTCTTATCTGGCTCGGAACAGTTAGAGAGAGACTGCGAGAAGGATGTTCATCGGAAGGTTGCAGCGATGTTGTTTAAGATCTCCGAAGAGGCGGTTACATCAGAGCAGCGCGTTCTCGCAAAGTTTATCGACTTTGGGATCATATACGGTAGAACAGCCGAAAGCATTGCAGAAGAAAATAAAATCCCCGTCTCTGAGGCCCAAGTATTCATTGATATGTTCCTATCTCATTACGCAGAGGTGCGCCAGTTCCGAGAAGGGTTGATCGATCAAATTTTTAAGGTTGGATACCTGGAGAATCTATTTGGAAAGAAACGACATTTTCCTCCTCTTCAATTCTTCGACCACTATCTTCAGGAGGAATGGATTCGTGTCGGGTATAACTTCCCATGTCAATCTAACGTTGCGGAACTGACTCTTCGAACGGGTTATATGGTGACCGAAGAGTTAAAGAAGGCAAACGCGCAATCTGGAATGATCATGAACCTTCACGATGGGTTGGTTTTCGAAGTTCATTTAAGTGAACTGGATGCGGTGAAGTCTCTTGTGGAAGAGGTCGCAGCAATGCCACTACCGAAGATTGGCAAGAGCATCCCGTTTGAATTTAAACTGAGCGATTACTGGGAGGAAAAGGAATGAACAAATTTGAGCTAGAGAGTCAGGAAGCTCTAGGTGAAATGAGGTTCAAACTTTACGGCCTCCTATTTCTTCAGGATTGGGTTCACGCTTATATGAATACTGAACCGAATAAGGACGCATTGTATCGGGCGAATATCTGCACCTATGAGTTGGGCGATCTGATTAAACAGATCGTCTATGAGAAGGCGTATGGCCCGAGCCGGTGGAATAAGGACGAGGCTCAGAATGCCTTGGGCGATCTGCTGCTGATGGTTTTCTGCTTGGCGGAGATCAAGGACATCGATATTTATCGAGCGGTGATCGGGGCGGTCGAGAAGCTGGCGAATAAAGAGTGGACGAAGAAAATGTCCTTTGAGATCGTTGATACGAAAAAGAAGGAGGAAGGCAAATGACGTTTGATTCAATCATCGATCATTTATCCAAGCGTGGATTCGTAACCCGCAAACAATGGAGCGGTAGGATGGTTTTATTTTTTGGAATGGACAACCTCCCGTGGTTATCGTATCGGCGGAATAAGGTCAGGGCAAAAGAATCCCAAAGGCTTGAAATCTGGACTCCTTGCTTGGCTGACATGAAAGCCGACGATTGGATTCGCCTTGCTTGTTTTTGGGATGGAAGCAAGGACGATTTTCTCCCTTTTAAAAGGAAAGATGATTTCCTGCGACGGTTATATCAGGACAGAAAAATTGCGGACTCATTAGCTCGGGGACAAAATCGGGAACGCAGAAAGGAGAAAAAATAATGTTCAAGCCGGTAATTATCAACGCCAAGACCATCAACGATGCCTGGCATCAGTTGGTCTTCCAGGTCGAGGAGAAGGGGCGTAAATACAAGATCACCCAGGGGAGCTTCGCTGGTCAGTTCCGGTATGAGTTCGAGTTCGTCTTGGTGGAGATCGAGCGTCCCTGGGAAGATATGGTTCCGGTGTTTCCGCCGGGGATTGTCTTGCCTCCGCCGACTACTGCGGAGAACAACGAGCTTTACTTCGCCAATTATATTTTCAATCCCGATCTGGCGAAGGACGAACAATATACCTACGGGGAGCGGATTGCGGGGTTCAAGAGGGTAAATCGAGTGGACCCCCTGAATGATTCCGGTATTGAAAAAATTAATCAAATCGAGGAGGTGATCAAGAAATACAAAACCGGAGGATACGGAAATAACCAATGCACCATCGAGATCGGGATGCCGTCCGATATTCTCTTGCCTGATCCTCCGTGTCTTCGGGTGATTGATACACGGATCGAGCAGGACATCCTTCATTTCTTTGTATATTTCCGGAGCTGGGATCTCTGGGGAGGATTTCCGGTTAACCTAGGTGGAATCGAGTTGCTCAAGCAGTATATGGCCAAGGAGATCGGGGTGGGTAACGGCAAGATCATCGCCGCCAGCAAGGGGCTCCACATTTATGATCATGCGCTGAAATATGTGCGGATTAGAAGGGGTGAGGTAGCGTAATGGATCTTTTTCATGTCGTGCCGTATTGGTATTGGGAAGAGAATAAGGGGTGTAGAAAACTCGCGGAGGCATCGGAGATCAGGAAACATTCTGCAGTGGCGCTACATTTAATTGGAAGCGAGTGGATCCTCGATAAGTCGCCATTCGTTCCAGGTGTTTCGCTTAATATGTTTTACACTCTTATCGAGAGGTACTGTCCTGCGTATATTATCATTCCCGATGCACTTCAAGATCATGCGAAAACTTGTGATTTGTTTTTCAATTTCTTTCGCTCCTTTGATCCGAAAAAGTGCCGTGTCCGACCTATCTTCATTCCGATGATCCAAGGGAAAACCCATTCTCGACGCTTCGATATGATTCAATTTTTCATTCGGAATCTCAGCGATAAACTCGACCATATTCGTTTAGGAATCCCGAAGTATATGGTAGATATCAAGAAAGCTACCCCAAAGGAAATGGCGACCACGAGAATCAAGTTCGTCGCAGAGGTTCGTACTGCCCATCCAAGCTTTGAGATTCATTGCGCCGGCGCGAATAGCGTCGCAGAAATCAACGCTCTTCGAGGTCTTGGTGTAACATCTCTCGATACATCCATCGGTGTAAAGATCATTCAAGAATTATGTATTGAGGGGAAATACTGGACTACCAAAAACATTCCCAGGGAGAAAATCATGTCATTCGAGCCGTGTGTCAAAATGAAAAATAGTTTATCATTACCTCAGCAATACGTAGTTCAACTCTCAAATATCATTCAACTACTGGAGGTTATATAATGGATGACGTCCAATTAACTATTGAATTGCAAGCGTTATTGGATACGTTACCGCAAGTTTATTCGCAGTTAATCGCTTCGAAAGGGCAAGAGCAATGGCAGAAGTTTCAGCTGGATGTTTTTGAAACCGATTTAGCAGACTTACACCGACGGAATGCAGAAGCAAATGGTTCGCAATATACAGAGAAGTCCCTGCAACGTGATGTTAAACTTAACCCAGAGTGGAAAGCACTCAAGGAGGATGTGCTCCGTCAAAGTGAACAAGTGGAAGCGTTAGAGCTACGTCGTGAGGAGTGGAATCGAAAAAAGGAAGTGTTACTTGCAATGGTCAAAATGAGGCAAAACTAACCTAGAAAGGAGTCATACCATGCCTTACTATCCGCTGAATCAGAAGAGAGCCGAAGAGTCCCAAAAAGAGCTCCAGCAAGGTGTAACCTGGACGCCGAAAGAAGGAAACAACTACGTTCGGGTGATGCCTCCGTGGAATGAGAAGGGTGAGATCTACACCAAGGTCTTTTTCCATTGGAGAGTCGGCCCGGATGAGCAGTCATTCCCGTGCTTAAAGCAGTTCGGTCAGGAATGCCCGATTTGCACCGCCTGTGAAGTTCTCGCAAAATCGAATTCCTCGATGGCGAGGGAGCTTTCCGCGCGTCCGAGGTACATGCTGAACATCATCGATCTGGAAAACGTCAACTTCGGAGTCCAGGTTTGGGGATGCGGCAAAACCGTTCTTCAGGAAGTCCTGGGCTACATCAACGATCCGAAGTGGGGAGATCTGACCCATCCGGATAAAGGTCGCAACATCGTCATCCATCGGATTGGAACCGGCAGGGATACCGAGTTTCAGATTCGCCCTGACCCGGAAGTTTCTCCTCTGGCTGATATGGCCTGGCTCGACAATCTTCATAACCTCGATGTTTTGGTTTCGATCCCCGACGTGGCCGTGATGATGAAAGCCGTAGAGGGCGCGATCACTCGAGCAGCTATCGCGATTCCTTCCAGTCGCTCTGCTCCGGCGCCTGCGGTTCTTCCTCCTCCGGCTGCGCGTCCGACTCCGCCGTCCAATCCGAATCCTCCCGCCCCTACTCCGCCTGGCGGTGTCGATGAAGTGAAAAACCGTCTGAACGCCGCGATCAGTCGGATGAAAGAAGGAGGGGCAGCGAAATGACGGAACCGAAAGATCGCGCAAACAATCTCGTTAAAGCCGTCACCGATAAGTACGGCAGCTTTGCTGCGAATCTTTTGGGTAATTGCGAACAATCTAACGAATTCCTTTCTACCGGGAGCTTCGCACTGGATGATCTTTTAGGGAAAGGACTTCCCTGCGGTCGGCTGGTCGAAATTTCTGGATGGGAGTCCGTTGGCAAAAGCACCCTCGCAGCGTCTTGTTTAGGTGCGGTGCAAAGAGCCGGAGGGCTTGCAGTTCTACTTGATACAGAGCATAGTTATCGGGCGGAGTGGGCTTCGTGGTTTGGGATCGATCCCCAACAGTTGGTTACAATTCAACCTGGGACGATGGAACAGGTGAGCGAACTGATTCCATTTATGGTCGAGTTCCTCCGTAAAGACTCCCCCGATATTCCGGCTCTGATCGTCTGGGATTCCGTTGCTGCGACGCCGTTACAGAAAGAGGTCGATGGAGAGTTCACGTCGAAGGATGTCGGTCTACACGCTCGTGTCATGTCCGCATTACTTCGACGACTCACCAATATCGCATGGGCAAGGAAAGTAGGCTTGCTTTTCATTAACCAGCTTCGAGAGCGGCCAATGGGATTTGGAGCTGGAGAAACCAAAATCTGCGGCCATGCGATTGACTTCTATGCGGCGTGTTTGATTCGGGTGTCAAGAACGGAAATCAAACCGGATCGCATTCGATGTAAAGGACACTGCACCAAAAACAAAGTTGCCACGCCGTTCAAGACGCGGGCTTTCGACATCGTATTCGATCAAGGCATCGATGATACCTTGGCATACTTAGACTACGGTGTCGAAACCAAGATCATCGACAAGAAGGGCGGCGGTTGGTATGATAGCATGGGACATAAATTCCGTCAGGGAGATCCGATCCCTGAGATCGTGAGGAAAAAACTTGCCGAACGAATTAAATCAGGAGAGCCTACAAAAGCACCTGATCCAGAGCAAAGCAGCCCGGACGGAGTATCAGTTCCTGAAAAAGTTGGAGAGGGTACTTAAACCCTTTACCGACGAATCTACCGGCGGGTTGATCGTTGTTTCAACGTCAATTGGCGTTAGGAAATTTTCTTTCCCATTTTGCCGCTCAGGAACGCCAATGTACTTGAAGACGGTGGTCAACCCGCCGGTAAATCTTTCTTACTTTTTTCAAATGAAAGTTGATTCACTTGTTAACCTCTTAAATGAGGCGTACGGTGAATCTGCCGATTTGACACGGGCTGAAGTCGCGTTAGTGATCTTAAAAGATTCCTGCCCCGAACTTGTTTTTACTTCCGATGATTGGGGTCTTCACGGAGGCTTTGCGGAAATGACTCTCCCATCAGATGCGGGAACATACAAAGTTTTCCCTCTTATCGATTTTCTTCGGACCATATAACCACTTGCCGAATCAATTTTTTATATTAAAATTATAGTATGGCAAGATCCAAAGATGAATCCCGAAGAGAGTTGGCGTTTTTAGAGTACGCAAAGAATGGGCGAAGTCTTTCAAAAACCTCGAAGGTGGTCGGAACTCCAGTACAAACAATTCGTCGATGGCGCGACCAAGAGGAGTGGGACAAAAAGTTGGCTGGAGTTGAAGATTCGGCCAAAGCAGAGTTGAGTGCTCTTGCGAATGTCACCGCCCCTCTTGCACAATTAGTTCGGGACGAAAAAATGTTCCTGAGCGTTCTTCGACAAATGACCGTTTTTTATGTTTCGACAGGAAAAATTCGACCTGAGAAATGGGGCGATGTTATATCCACTCTTCGATATATTAACGAACGCGAACGTATCGCTCCGCTTAAACCAGGTAAGAATACCGAGGATGAGGATATCCTAGAAGCAGAGGTATTATCCGGTGCTATCGGAAAAACTGATCCAAGCAGCGCAAACTGATCCCGGTGTATTTATTCGCGCAACAACGGGTTTTCCGTTATCTGATCTTCATAAAGAATGGATCCGACATTTTCGCCGCGAAGTATCACCGGCAGAGAGAGAGCAGGGACAAGGGTTTAAAATTGTTAGTGGCGTAGTAGCTCCTCGGGAACATGGGAAGTCATCCGTCGTTATAGGACTAGTTCCAGATGAGATCGGTCGCAACCCAAATATCCGGATTAAATATGTTACAAACTCTGATGATAAAGCCGCTGAGGTGTGTCAAACGGTCGAAGAGGTTTTGGAGTCCGATCATTACCGACAGATATACTCGAATGTTCGATGGCATAAGGATCGGCGAAAAGGTACTCAGAAGTTTACCGTCCAAAGGGAAAAGATTTATCGAGACTCGACATTTGAATCCTGTGGTATCTTGGCAACCGGAGTCGGTGGTCGTTGCGATTTACTCATCCTCGACGATGTTTGTGACCTTAGAAATTCCAAAACGCCTGGCCTCCGGCGAGTGGTGCACGATACGATTTGGGATGTCTTTATGAAAACAGTCGTATCTGGTGGAAGGATTTGGATTACAGCAACCGTGTGGCATAAAGAAGATTACGTTTCGGAGTTGTTAAGAAAGAAAACATATCCCTTTCTTGTGTATATAATCAACGAAAATTTCGACTCTATTTGGGAATCTGTTTGGCCTCGCCCTAGGCTTGTTCAAGAGTTCCGAGATAATCCATCTTCATTTAATCTCGGCTTTAGGATGCTCCCCCACGAACCAGAGGAACACTTTGTTCAGGAAGCTTGGCTTGCGGCCTGTGTCGATAAGGGCTTAACTGTCGGTCCTTTTGGGATTAACATCTCAAAGGAGATAAGGAATTACTTTGCAGGCGTCGATCCTGCAATCGCGAAAACGGTTCGTGCAAAGTATACTGCGATCGTAACAATTGGAATCGACGACAAAGGATATCGCGTCCTTTCTGATATTAAGCGAGCAAAACTTACTTCTCCAGAACAAGCCCGAACAATCCTCCATACTTATAATGTATTTCATCATGCGATGCTTTTCGTTGAAAATAATCAATATCAGCAGGCGTTAATTGAATGGCTAGATGAATTGAAAAAAATCCCTCTGCATGCATTTTATACTGGCGAACAAAAACACGACGACATCATTGGGCTTAATTCATTGGCGGCCGAATTTAAAGCAGGCCTTTGGAAGATCCCCGATGTAAGTAGCCACGTACCTGAATGCGATTGTGGTTATTGTGAGTGGCGAAATGAGTTAATGTTTTACCCCGACTATCCTACGTCGGATTTACTTATGGCAACCTGGCTCGCGAGAGAGGCACTGCGATCTTGCGAACGGAAAACAGACGCAATCAAAGTTGCAGTCTGGAGGTACTAATGTGGCCCTTTGATGATAAAAGACCTATCGACGTAACTAGGTTCCACGAGAGTGTGAAAGACTTTGAGATAAAAAAGTTACGCAACGACATCTCGCGAATGGAAAGTGACGACGCGAATGTTAAAGGCCACGCAGGTGTATGGCGATTTGAGATCACTCAAGGGCTTTTAAAGCAGACCGTCTTCGTTATCGCTCGGAATGTTTATGAGCAGTCTATTCATGTTCGTCGATGCGTTGATTGTATTTGCGACGCCGTCGGCAGAACTAAAGTAGAGTTTTTCGGATCCAATACCGTCGCCGCTGAAGAGATGACCAAAGGGCTTAACCTATGCGGCCTTTCGTGGTATGAAACAATTTCCGCTGCAGTAAAAGATTTACTCTGCATTGATCGGATGGCCATCGAGATCGTTCGAAATCCTTTAGGACAACCACTTCAATTAATTACTCGAGACGCCGCATATATAAACGCGCAGCGATTAGCGACCGGACAAATTCTTCGATTCGTTCAATATCCAAATGCGGATCAAATCCCTTTCGCTTTAAATGAAATGATTTTCGTTGAAGGGCTCCCTAAGACGTGGACCATCCAAAGTCTTCCCCTGGTATTGACCGCGTCCATACAGCTCGCTTCTGTGATTAATACCGCAAAACGGGTATCGAAGGAAGCAGGTGGGTCACAACTACGAGAAGCGTTACTTTCTTTTGGGGACATTAGCGATCAGGCCTATGAGCGAATAAAGAATCAATTCGAGACTCCCACGACATCTGGGATTCGAGTCATTTCAGGTGTTAAAGATACAGTCTATACCGCGTTCATGGCATCGCAGAGAGAGATGCAGGCGATGGATTTTTATCGTTCATTTGAAGGGGCGATATATTCTACTTTTGGATTTACTGCCCCACCGAAAAATGGCTACGAATCCGATCTTTACTACCCCCTCATCGAGATCCTTCAATCGCATTTGAATGAGAAGGTTTTCAAAGAGATGGACGTCTCGATTCTATTTAAGAAATACATGTCCGTGCCACTCCCGATACTTCAGAATGCCGTTCGTTCCGGAATCGTTACAAAAAATGAATGGCGAGACGTCGTCGATCTTGAGGCGAAAGAAGGTGGCGACGATCTTGAAATGATGAGCCCAATGGGGGTTCAAGCAGCTGGCAGCGAAACCGCCGCAGGGGCCGGAGAAGAGGGGGATCAAGCTTCGCGAAGTTTTTTCGGCGAGATCAAATAATTAATAAGAAAAATTGGATGAAAAAAATGCGCTCCCATTATGGGCGCAGTATGTTTAAATCCCCTCCCGTCCGCCGGTTACTTATCGATCGTGAAAAATTAGTTAATGATCTTCGAAAGCGCTCTTGGCCTGCTTGGCAGCAGATGACCAAAGATATCGGGATCGCCTTGGATGGATTCAAGAGAGATTTCGAAAGCGCGAATAGATTCGATCAAGTTGATAATGCGGTATCTACCTTTACCGGCTACGTTAATTCAACAGCTTCAGATGTCTATGATCGCGCACTTGTTAGTGGCACCCGCTATGCAGAGAGCTATTACGGGAAAATTCCCTGGGATTATAATTCACTTCGGAATGCTTCTCTTAAAACTCAGGTGGAAGTCGCTCGGTGGAACAGGGAGAAGCTTTTCAACCAATTTAACAATATAGTCCAGACACAATTTCACGAGAGCATGACGCCTGAAGAAACGGAACAGGCGACAGCTCGAACTAAACACTCCCTTCTTTCAACAGCATTTCAATTTTTAATGTACACTCAGATAGTCGGGGATCTTCAACATATTCCCCTTTTCTTAGGTGCGTCTGCGTTTAAAGCTCAAACAGGTGAAGAGCCTCTTTACGAATGGCTTACCACAAGCGGCGATCCGTGCAATGGCTGCCTCGCGATGGAAAGAATGGGTCCGATGACAAGAGCGGAATTCGCGGGGATTTATCCAAAAACTTGTGATCATGAGTGCCATTCGAATTGCCACTGTACTTTAGGACTTGTTAATCGGAAGAATACCGTCGTAGATGTTTTAGTCAACCGAATGGTTAGTAGGCAGGCACCTCTTCCAGCGGTAGACTTTTCGATGGATGTTTTACGTACTAATTACGTAAACGCTGCAATCCCAGAGTTCTTTTCTTTAGTTGAGAAATCCCCTTCGATGCAGCGGTGGGAAAATTTCCTTTCCCTCGGATCTGTTTCAGAGGGCGCTAAATTTGATGTTGCGTTTGAATCGGGTGTTGGATACAAAATAACCGTCCCAGCGGCTGTAACTTCCCAACAGAAGCAATCTCTTATTCTTCGAGGCATAGCAAAGGTACAGAATAATAATTTACACGCTGCTTATGGCGATAGCTTTACAAATTACGCGGAAGATTTTTATTCCTATGTTGTACAGGACTTTTCGAATACTATCGCTGGAGAGCAGGGCGTCACAGCCGCCATTCGAAAACAGCTTGTTACAAATCCCAATGCAGCCTTTAACAGATTGAAAGAACTTGGCATTTATCCAAAAACATATGCCGTTGATGTAGATTTTCTTTATAATCACGATCTCAATGGGCTAACAGAATATTATATTAAATCATTCTACTCCAATTATAATAGCTTCCGGTCTCTTCCTGGCGCAGCGCAGTTTGAATCTTTTTATAGGGACTTTGCGTTCTCGCTACCAGAACATAAACAATACATTACGAGAGAATTCCATGATCTTCCGAAGTTCTGGCATCGGAACGCGACGCCAGAAACATTAACAAAGAAATTTTTACTTCGTCCTGACGGTACTCCTGGGCCTAGCGCATTATATGGACAGGCAAACGCCGCTGAGTGGGTAAAGGAGCTTTTAACTGCATATCCTTCATTAAGCAGAAAAGAATTTTTTGAGGGTCTCGACTACATCGCCACATACGGTGAATATGACGGTGTTTGGACAAGTAAGGAGTTATCAGGGCTGGTTGAAAAAACGCTTCTCAGTTCATCTCTTCCTAAGAAGCTTCGAGATGAAGCGATGTCTCGTGTAGTAGAAATCTACGGCGCTGATGTCGCTAAGGACGTCACGATTGATAGTATGATATTATCTCGACCAAATGCGCGTATATTCGCTCATGAGCTTGGCCACCATGTCTGGGGCACTCAATTATGGTCTCCATTGGCGAGCGCAGGATTCCAAATTCATAAGGCCGTGGGATATCAGGAGTTTTATGCGTTATGGAAATCCCATATTGCGGTAGCGTCAACGGCTTTTAAGGATGCGCTCATTCAAGCGAGCACGAAAGAATTAGACCTATGGAAGTGGTGGCAGTGGGCTTACACTACTGCTTTGAAGTACGCTGAAAAGGGGGAGGTCGGTAAAATTCTCCCGAAAGTGATTGACGCCCTTCCGAATGAATTACGGACGGCCGTTACGTTATATTCGAAGATGCCGATGGAAAAACTTCTGCAATTCCACGAATGGTTCGCAGAAATGTTTTCGCTTATTAATATCGCACCTGGTGCGATTAACGCCACCGCGATGCCAATCGCAGATGAATTTCAGTATCTAATTCGAAAGAATATTTTAGGGTTAAAGACAGCGATTCCTTTAACTGGCCCCGCGGCTTCTGTTGACGTGAGAATCCTTACCGCCATGAAAGAATTTGATCCCGAGCTTACTTCTGAACAGGCTATTCAAGAGCTCACGAAGACGCTTGAGAAAACGAAGAAGCCCGCTGCAACAGCCACTGGTGTTGTAAAGAAACGTAGCCTAATTGAATACGACTCTGAAAGCTCCCTCCCCGAGTTATCTCGACCATGGAAATCAGACTTCCCTACAGATGCTGAAATAACTAAATATCAGGCTCCTTGGGAAGCCATAAAAGTAAAATCTATTATGGAGGAAACGGGCTTTAATAAGGAAAAAGCCACTCGTATTTCTGCGGCTATTGATGACTTTACAACGGGCGGAGATTGGGCAGGTATTCGAGACGTTCAAATGACTCTGGATAAAGCGAACCCACTTTTCACCATTGCTGAGGATCTCGAAGAATACATTGCAGTAGCACCGAAATGGACTGGCCCGATATATCGTGGATTATCATTTGATTCAGAGCAAACGTGGAATCGACTTCGTCGATTGAAACCTGGCGAATCATTTGATATGCTCGGATTGTCGTCCTGGTCTTTAGATGAAGGTGCCGCTGAATTATTTATGGGTGAAGGGAAGTATAGCGTTCTTATTTCATGCAAGAACCCTGATACTGCGGCACTCGTATCTCATTACATAATCGATCCTGGGGCGAAGGAAGTCATCGTGTCTGGTAAATCCGCTTTTAAGATAAAGCATCTAAAGGTAGACACTGTGGCTAAACAGATTCTAGTTGATGTTGAAGAGGAGACAACTGATCGCGCTCTTGTAGCGTCTTCCTTTAAAGCAGCTACCAAAGAAGGCGAAGTTGTTAAAGGTATTCCGAAGACGACGTCCAAGATGAAGAAACCTCTTCCTGAAGTGGAGAGCGAGTATAAGACCGGAGATTGGGAGCAGAAGTTTACCGAAGCTCGCGTTAATATTGTAATGGAAGATACTGGTCTTCCTCGAATAAATGCGGAGGGAGCTGTCCTAGCAATCGACCAGTATTCAGAGTCCTATTATGCGAGTATTCGCCAGGCACAACGAATGGGTCGATTAGATACTCCTTCTGGTAAGCTTGCGACTGCGATTGAAGATTATATTGAAGCTGCGCCTAAGTGGGTTGGCGATCCTATTTATCGAAAGATGTCCTGGATAGAATCTGATCAGTGGAATAAATACATTGCGTTAAAGGAGGGTGAGAAGTTCGATATGATGGGGCTATCCTCCTGGACGACTGATATGGACTGGCTTAAAAAATGGCAAGAGTTACCGCCTTATAAAGGATACTTTGTGTGTAAGAAGCCTTTAACTGCAACGCCCATCCCACAACTTTCTCGACGTCCGAATGAGCGCGAACTCCTTATGTCGGGGAATTCTACGTTTAAGGTCGTATCGATGAAGGTGGATCGCGCGAAGAGAACCTTTACTATGGAAGTCGAAGAACTTCCTCGGACTGCAAAAGTATTAACGCCCGCACAGTTTAGTGCGGCACAAACTAAAGGAGTCCCGAAGGTTCAATATTTAACCGAACAAAAGAAATTAAACGCCTCGCTTCCTACAGTTGTACAAGAAGCCGGCCGCGAAGTTTATGAGAAAGTAGGCTATGAAAAATGGACTGAGGCCCGCATTTTAGATGTCATGGCAGATACGGGATATACCCGTGAGAAGGCGACCGAATTTATAGACTCATATATAGAGTATTCAATGTATAGCGATTTTGCGGCTGCAATTAAAAAGGCACAAAGACAAAAAATCTTTAATCATGCTTTTTCTCAAGCAGAAGCAATAGAGGGATATATTGCTGATGGCCCGAAATGGCGTGGTGGGCCTATTTATAGAAAATTATCATTCACCGATCGTTGGGCTAATAAAGCACTCTCTTCTGTTAAATCGGGGCAATCGTTAGATTTACAGGGACTTACTTCTTGGTCCTCAAGTAAACAATTTGCTAAAGAATTTCAAGGACCCGCAAACTTTGAATATTTACTCGTATGCGAAAAGCCTATTACCGCAACTCCGGTGGCCCATCTTTCGCTCTTTCAACAAGAGGAGCTTTTAATGTCTGGGTATTCAACGGCCCGGGTCAATAAGGTTTATAAGGAGGGGAAACTTACTATAATCGAAGTTGAAGAAGTCCCGAGTGTCGGACTTTCTCAAAAACTGTTAGATAGCGAAATGCAGAAGAAGGCCGAAGAAAAAGCGGCAAAGGAGGTGTAATATGGGACTTTTAAATCAGGATAGCAGCTTCGCAATTCTAGATGAAAAGGGGAACCCGGTTTTCATCTACATCGAACCAAAGTCCTCCATCACTGCGAAAGAGAAGCTGGCGAAGGTACGGGAAGAGGAAGAAAAAGCCGCAAAAGCGAAGGAGAAGTAATATGGGTCCGAAGGGATTAGTTGTCCGGACAAAAGACGGGCTTGTAGTGGGCGCTTTCAATACCCTCTTTGATAGCGTTACGCTATTCCCCTCTACCGAGGACTTCAGGCATATTGTCGATGAGTACATGTCGAACGGGATTCTAAACTCTTCTTCAGATGGTGAGATCCTTCCGTTTAAGAAAGCTAAGTTCAGCGACATCATATTCGATCTCTCTGTTCGTGGATATGCTCTAACGGATGATGTCGACTTATTGAATATTCCTGTCGACATAAATCCGAAAAAGATGGAAGTCCCGATGTCTGGATGGACAGACGATGGGTTCGTCGTTCGCGCAAAGGATAACCAGATCGTCGGGTCATTTAGGATTTCTCAGGGAAAGGTTTCTTACGCTGATATCTCTAACGACTTCAGAGACGCACTCCATGAAGTCTCTCGAACAGGATATTGGAATTCATCCAACGAATCATTCGGGCTTATATTTTCTATCGATAAGTTTGACGTCGCGTCTCCAGAAGATACTCTTCCTAATGTTATGGACACCCTTATTCAGAAAGGATACTACTTACTCCCATCTTGGATATTTAGTCAGGGAGTTAGGACGTTAAAAACATAGGAGGCCATCATGCCAAAACAGGTAGAACATTGTGTAACGGCTTTAATGAAGAGCGGAGACTTCAATCCGAAGATGGAACACGATAAGCGGAAATCCGCCGCATACGCTGTTTGCTGGGGACAGTACCAAAAGACTCGTCGTGAGTATGTCGAGAGGGTTAAGAAGAATCGGGATGTCATCAAAATGACCGATCAGCAGTTGTTATTCGACAACGCAATTTTTGTTGCGTGGGAGAACAAGCTAAAGGCGGGCGGCACGATCAGTGGTTGGTCACAAGAAGAGATCCTAACATCTCATCAGGAAATCATTTCAGAATTGCGGAAGCGGGGATATAAACCTGCCGACGCACCAACTCATCTAAGTTCGCTTTCCCAATCGCTCGGCATGACCGATTTCCCGATTCGGATCCCGTTCATTTCAATCGCAGGCAGTTTTGAAGGGGCGGAACAGCAAAAGAAGGGACCTGATATTTTAGTCTATTCTCCCGATGTCCCTCTTCTCGAGAAGGACGTTTTATCATTTACCGTCGGCGCATTATTCGAACGTATTGGAAATTTTACCATTCACTTCCTTCCGGATAATCATACTGGTCCCTTCACTAAATTCGTTCCGCTTTACAGTCTCGTTTGCCGCTTGGTTGGAAGCGATGCTCCTTTAGCGAGCCCGAGTACTCCCTCTTTACCCGATACAGAAACTAAATCACTTCGTCAAATTGTAGCCACTCTCGGTGATGGAGATATTATGTTGTCCGTGAACGCGCTTTGGTTTGACTTCGTTCGAGACACTCCTATTGTGGATGTTTACTCTTCCATTCAAATTCCCGAAGATCTTCAGGCTTCAATTGAAGAACAAGTTTCAAGTCTCGTCCCCGCAGAGTATCGCGATCTCTTTCAATTCCATTTTGATGACACCATCCCCGAATCCGCATCGCCGATGTATGATATCGTTTTACGTCGAATCAATACAATGGATTTGGATGTTCAAAGGGGGATGGAAGCCTTTTGGAGTAGAATGGCATATCCCAAATATACCACTCCTCTTTTGCCGGAAAAGCCGATTCAATCGTTTAACGTATTAAGTAAAACATTTCAAAAAGAAAACGTTTTGTCCAAGGAAGACGGTGCGGCCCTAAAAAGGGATTAGCATTCAATATAGTCCGTAGAGTTAATCAGCCCATAGAGGCACAACAAAAGGAGGCGGTATGATTTCAATCGTGATCCCCTGCTACAATAACTTGGAGTATACGATCGGATGTATTCATTCGATTCGGAAAAATACTCCTCCCATTGAATACGAGATCATCCTCGTTGATAACGGCTCGACCGATGGCACCAGGGAATGGGCCTGCGCGCAGTCGGATATCATTTATCATCGAGAAGAGAAAAACCTTGGATTCGGCCCCGCGATAAATGATGGAATGATCCTCGCTAAAGGGAATCAGATCGTTTGGTTAAACAACGATACGATCGTTACCCCGAAATGGGCCGAACAGATGTTGGATTGTTTAAGCGATGCGGACGTGAAACTTCACTGTCCTAAAGTGGGCCTCGTCGGACCCGCGTCCAATCACGCCATTCCACAGCAATGTGTCGGAATGGAAGTTCCGCTTAATCGACTCGATGAATTCGCCTCCAGATTTCGGCAGGAGAATTATGATAACTGGATTTACGTTCCATCGCTTTCTGGCTTCTGTTTAATGATCTCCCGTGAGTGCTATGAAGCAGTCGGACCGGTCGATGACAAGACTTTCCCTGGCGGTGGTTTTGAAGATAATGATTACTGTGTTCGAGCAATCCAAGCCGGATTCGCGCCAGTGATCGCAGGAGATACCTTTGTCTATCATCATCCCTCAATGACGATGACCAAGTTCTTCGATCCCCTTATGTGGCAGAAGAATGAAGTTCCGTTTTACGACAAGCATTTTAAATTACTCCCGAAGGAACAGAAGCTGATCTTCATTTATCGGGTTAAGATTTTGAACGAGTTGAATCGGAAGCATTTGGTAATGAGTCTCCGTAAATCAGCTACCTTAGCTGACGAGATTTTGATACTCGATGACGGATCCACTACTCCGTGGGAAGGAGAACAGATCGACGGGTGTCCGATATCTATGCGTCGATACACTCGAGAGTTCGATGAATACCGCGATCGATGGGAGCTCATTCAATGGGCAAAGGAAGAAGGCGCGTCTTGGGTTGTGAGCATTGATAGCGATGAAGTTTTCGAACCGAAAGTGACAAAGGAATCATTCACTCGCTTAATGAATATGCCCAACCCACAGATTTTTTCTTTCGGATTCCCCTTTCGGACTCTTTGGGATAGAGAAGATCAATTTCTTGTAGACTCTACTACACGCGGCGCCCACTTTCGGATGTACAAAGTTCTTCCTGGCCAAAAGTTAATGCCTGGAAGTGGGAAAGGGCTCCATTGCGGTAACATTCCCTACATGCCCGTTGGAAGCGGCTGTATTACCAACCTGAAGGTTCTTCATTACGGCTACGTTGATCCGGAAGAGCGGCTTCGGAAGTACAACTTTTATCAGGAGATCGATAAGGAGAAAGACCCTACGCTGGTCGGCGGCGTAGATTACCGCCACTTGATTACTCGAAATATAACTCTTGCCCCTCTTAAATTAGACACAAAACTTTCTTTGTGCATGATTGGCAAGAATGAGGAAAATCAAATGGCTGGATTCCTTACGCGGTTCTGGTCAATGGCGGATGAATTTTGTTATGTTGATACGGGATCTACAGATCGATCGTTGAACATCACCAAAATGTGGGGGGCGAAGACCACCACTCTTCCGATTAGTGAAGGGTTTGCTGCAGCCCGAAATAAATCGAAATCGATGGCCTCTGGCAACTGGATCTGGCAGATGGACTGGGATGAAGAAATTGAGGAACAGAGTTTTATCCTTTTCCCCACCCTTCTTGAATTAGACTCAACGGGATTCGTTTTTGAAGTCGAGAATCGCCATCGAGATGGGAAGATGAACATTACGGAGATCACGAGGTTATTCCGAAATATTCCGGAACTCGTTTATCAGGGGAACGTTCACGAACAAATCGATCGGTGCTGGAAAGCTCTTCGGGGTAAAGTGAAAGTCACACAGGCACCGATTAAGATAATCCATAATGGGTACCTGAAGGATCCGGCGAAACTGCAGAAGAAATGGGACTTCTATAAGAAGATTTGTGAGCGGGAAGCTGAATTGAATCCGAAAGATCCCTTGCCTTTTTATAGTCTTGCGTTATACTTAATAAATGAGAGGGGATTGAAGTCATTGAGAAAGGCAGAGGAACTGCTGCTTCGATCGGCTATAAATGATCCAGAATTTTACCAAGCAAAGCACGAACTCGCAGTTGTGTATCTTCGACTCGCACAACACTGGGCTTCTCAAGGAGCTCAGCTGGTCCCTGATTCTTTTATCTCCCATAAATTCCTCAAAAGAGTTTCGGATTTTGTTACTAAGTTAATTGGAGAGTAACCAAGGAGGACCAATGCCAGAATTAAACGTTCCAATCACTTCCGGAGGCGTAGTACCGATCGATCTCCTAAGTCGGGTACCGCCACTGGACTTTTCCTTCGATCTCTCTCGAGCAGCGACGGATCAGAAAGGCCGATGGATTATCGAAGGATATGTGACCACAACTGAGCTCGCGTCAGACGGCATTCGGATTCTTCCTGAGGCCCTTGCGGCTGCAAAGGATGACCTCATGAAGCGGCCGTCCATTCTCTTCAACCACAATCCTGATTTGGTGATCGGACGTGTTCTGGAGACTTCCGTCGATGAGAAGGGCTTACTCGTGAAAGCGCTGATCTCACGGGAGGAGGAGTCCCTTTGGAAGAAAATCCAAGAAGGAGTTCTTTCAAAGTTTTCCGTTCGCGGTAAAATCACCGGCGCCGTCGATGAATGGGATGCGGCTTCGAGAAAGATCACCCGCGTCGCCACCGCCATCGAGCTGTATGAAGCTTCAATCGTCAGTGTTCCAGGAGCTGCTGGGGCTGACATTACGAAGTGGTACGTAGAAAGATCAAGAAAGGAGGTGAAAGAAATGCCAGAACCGGAAATCAAAGTAACTCCCCCGGCCGCGGCACCGGCTCCTGCTGTTGCCCCGGCTGCTCCGGCCGCGGTACCGGCTGCTGCTGTCGCTCCTCCGCCCGTCGAGATCGTAAGGGGCGAATCCGGCCCGGACATGAAGCCCGTGCTGGATAAGCTCAATTCGATCATGGCGATGGTCGAGAAGCTCATGCAGTCGCAGCCTGTGCCTGTCCCGGACGCACAGCGGACCGCCGTTCCTCCGGCAGAACCTTCCGAAGACTCGAAGAAGATCGCTGGCCTCGTCCAAGAGGTCGCCGATTTGAAACGTGCGATCGAGAAGGTCCCTATCGTGAAGGGCCAGGAGACGATCCCGGCGCCTCCGGCAACAAAGACGGAGGAAGAGATGAGACGGGAACTGTTAGGGGCCGACTTCGATAAGTTGACTCCGCAGGAACAGCTTTCCCGGGTCCTCGACAAGCTCACGACCTTGCCGGAGAAGAAGTAACCATGAATTTCGCGTTACAAAATTTAAAAAAGGAAGGGAGGTGAATAGAAATGCCATTCGATCCTAATTCTCAGCCAATCGTTGAATTGCGTCGGGCTATCCAACAGTCCGACATCTCTGCAGTCCTCGTGAAGAAGGAGCTGGACCCGATCATCACTCGGTTAGTCGAGTATAATAACCCCCTCCGGGTTAACCTTACTCGCAAACCGGGTTCGGGCGCTGGGTATTACCTGAACAGCCGCACACCGGGAACCACCCCGGCGGCGTTCATCAATGATACCGAGAGCCTGACTGAACAGACCGGGACTTATGCTCAGGAGTTCTTCGAGCATAAGACCTTCGGTACGCAGGGGAAGATCACGCGCAAAGCGCAGAAGATCGCCGCTTCGTACAAGAACATCCTTCAGGACGAGCTGGAGGCGAAGGCCGAGGAGTTCAGGGACTTCGAGGAATGGGCCATTATTTGGGGAAGTAAGACGAACCCGAAAGAGTTCGACGGTCTTCACAAACTGGCCGGCACTGTTTATGCGGTTACCGTGGGCACCTCTGGCGCCCGTATGACCGCCGAACAGCTCGATGAAGCGATTGATAAAGTTCGCGGGATGCCCAATATGATCATCTGTTCCAAACGGACCAGACGTCAGATGTGGGCCATCCTGGCGACCAAGCAATCCTTCGTTAACCAGGTCGAGGTCCGTGGTGGGTTCAAACTGACCACCTATTCGGATGTTCCGATCTACGTTAACTCGCGAATCCCTGACACTTGCACCTTCGATGGAACCAAGGTAACGGCGGCTACCGGCGGAGCCACTTCCGTCATGTACATTCTGGATAACGCCAAAGTTTTCCTGAGCGTACTGACCGATATCGAAGTGATCCCGTTGGACAAAGTCTCTTCGCAGTACGATGCCTTTGACATGGTCTGCGACGAGGTGCTCGTCGTTCGTGATCCGGTCGCAGTCGTCGAGGTTGTCGGAATCGGCGTATAAAGAAGGGAGGTAGAGGCCTGTGAGTTACAAACTTATCAGAACGAGGCCTGGTTTTCTTTTAAATACTGAGATATCGACTTATAGGGAGAACCTCAAGGTGAAAGACGGTATCGTCGAATGCCAGTTTCCTGAGTCGCGGGATCGCCTCTTAAAAGAGGGATTCGTTATGATGGAAGAAGGCGTGAAACCCGAGGCACCCAAAGTCGATCCTCAGATCGAATCTCGATCAATGGATTCCGGTCCAAAGGTTGAGGGTACGAAAATCTTCTTCCGCAGAGGGAAGAAAAAATGAGGCAAGTCGCCATCGGACAGACTGTCGCATTGCGATTCGGATTCCAATCCGGAGGGCTTCCAGTTGATCCGGTAGATCCGAAGGTTTCGATCTTCGGACCTATCGATCGACTATATACTCAAGAGGCTCTCACGATAGTAGAACCTGGATCATATAGGTTCGATTATCCTGTGGGAGGCACTTTAGGAATCTATTCCGCATTTGCAGACGGTATCCTTGATGGCGAACAAATTCCCGCTTCAAGCGAACAACTCTTCGAAGTATCTTCAGTGGGAAAACAAATCCCCCTTGTTACTCTTGAAGAGACAAAAGCGTATCTCGCTGATATGCCGGTAATACCGGAGGATGCGCAGCTACGTGAGTTCGTTTACGCGGCCTCAAACATGGTGCGGAATTTCTGTAAAAGAGAGTTTACTCCCACTCTTAAAATGGAATTCCTTCATGTTCAATGCGCGGATCGGGTTTACTTAACCGGATATCCAGTTTTGCAATTGGTGTCCCTTATCGATACGTTTGAGAAAACGGACATCGAGTATAAGACATTGATTGCGAATCTTGGATTACTTATTCTTAACGATTCTGTTGACGATCTTTCCATTGACGCGACTTATTATGTTGGCGACAGTTCTATTCCACCGGAGGCGTCGTTGGCGTGCAAGAAGATCGTTTCGTTCATGTTACAACGGTGGCATCGTGAGGGCGCGTCTGCTGAAAGCTTACTCTCGTATGATTATACCCTCAATGCTGAGTGGTTTAAAACGGATATTGAGCCACTCATAAGTCGCATTAGACTAGTGAGGATGTCTTGATTCATGGATTGTTCACGGAGCAATACGAGCTTTTCGAACGGACCTCCCAAGTATACCGTGGACCAATGGGAACCGCTGGGCTTCATATCGGTATCGTATTCAACACCCCCGTTCGATTTTCTGCAGCGGTTTCAACCACGTGTGGAGTTTCCCTCGGATTCATTGGTGCGGAAGATGAGGAAGAGTGGCTGTTTTTCGGTGACGACACCGCACGAATTGGATCCAGAGAATTCGGGGCGCTCTCCACGGTTTCAATATCTCCTGCTGGTACCACAGGAACAGTTGAAATCCGATCTGTGGACTCTGGAGGTCAGCCAATAGAGTTTACTCGATCAAAAGGAATCCTTCGTGGAAAGAGCAATTTCAAAAAATACAGTTATGTTAAGTTACCCTCCGGAACTGTCATCCGAACTGATGGCACTATCACATGCCAGAAAAGTCCTGAAGTTAAGCCTGGAGATCTTATTGCATTTAACGGCGTTGAATATATCGTCGATCAAAGAGTGCTGGCCAATTGGATCGCGGGAGTAAGTCACCAAGAACTTGTTGTGAGGCGCCGTGGGCAAGAAGAGCTTTAATCAATTAGTTCTCGATATTCAAGGATGGACTGAGGAACGGGCTAAATTAGCCATCCGTGAAATTAGCGATCTACTTAAAACCAAAATGCATGATAACATTACCCTTACAGATCACTCATTACGTGAACTAAAAGTATTGGATCATCCATATGCAGCGAGCAATCCGAGCAATCCACATAATCCTCCTTATTTAGTCCATAAGCAGGATGGCGATCTTGCAAGTGCAATGTATTCCAAAATCGTTGAAACGCCAACAAAGAAAACCGCAATTTGTGGAATCGATGAACAGGCCGCACCGCATGTTGCACACGTTGTTTTCGGTACAAGTCGAATGGTTCCAAGAGATTTTATTCGAGGGACTTTGGACGAAATTAAACCTGGAATCGATAAGATTATGGCCGATTCTATGGGAGTGACAAAGAAGTGAATTGGTATACCGATTTAGGTGAGATCGTTGAGAAAACGTTTATGCGAGAACCAGTTGTTCGCGGAGCGTTTTTGAATCATTTGTTCCAAGGTGAATGGTCTGAACAAAGAAATCCCGCGCCCCCAATAATGTGTTATGTTATTTATCCTCGCGCTGAAGATGTTGGGACTTTTGACGGAACTCTTAAATGCCAGTTTGCATTAGGCGTTACAAAGAAGGATGGGGAGCTTTACAATATATTCGAAAAGGTGGATAAGCTACTCCTACGTCAGAATCTCAAAAACGATTCGGTGTCGCTTGTCGTCTTAGAAAAAGTCGACGGCCCGATAAAGATTTGGGATCCTGATACGAAGTGCAACCAATTGGTGGGTCAATGGAGCCTAAGAGGAATCAAAATCCAGTAGACCGCGATCAGCGGCAGGCCGAGCGCGACCCGATCTATCAACGTGGCCGCGAACGGTTGGAAAGCAGATTTTGGAGATGTTCAGATTGCCGCGCAGTCTTGGGGATCATGTCTTCAGATATGGAAACCCTTCGAATTAAGAAGGGAGACCTGATCATCCATATTAAAGGCGGCAGCGTTTCAAGAGTTTGTAAGTCGTGCGGTTCTTGGAATTCAATAGAACACACGCCTACAATAAAAGTTAACACAGGAAAGGAGGTGATAAAGAATGCCATTTAACATGCCAGACATCAATACCAAGAAGTACAGTTTCGGTCCCGGGAGAGTGTTTCTGGGGGCACCGGGAGAGACTCCGTCCAAAGACGTCGGGTCGGTTCGGTCCGGTGCTGAATTGACCGTGACCCGCGAACGCCTCGAGGTTTATCAGGGGAGTCCTCGGACCCTCGTGAAACAGTACGTCACCAACGAGACCGCTCAGCTGGTTGTAACCGGAATTGAGTGGGATCTCGAGCTGATCGCTCAGGCGATCGGGTACGATCCGAACGTCGCCGTTGGAGGCACCTCTGGTCTGACCATCACCCTCGGATTGGGTGGTGACATGGACGTTTCCCAGGTGGCCCTGCGGTTCCAGCACGTGACGCCGGTTGGCGCCACGATCATGATCGACTTCTTCAAGGCGGAGGGCTCCGGAGAGTTCAAGAACACCTTCGGGGATGAACTCCATGAGTTCCCCTACACCTTCAAGGCGATCGCCGCAACCTGCGGATGGGCAGGCGTCTCGGATATCCTGGACGCGAAGAAATCGCTTCTCCGGATGATCTACATCAAGGCTCCGTCTGAAGCGTAACCAAGAAAGGAGAAGATCCCATGTCGAGGGACGAATTTTCTATTTTCAAACCAGGTAAGGAAGTCCTCTTAGAGAATGGCGACAAGATCGAACTTCCGAAGGTATCCTGGCGCAAAGAAATTAAGATCCTTGAGATCGCAAGTGCGCTCTTCCAAGAGCTCGAACTGAGTAAGGTCAATTTTGACCAAATGGCGGTGGGAGACATGGTGACGCTTTTTTCGGGTCTGTTCACCAAAGCGCCCAACAAGTTCACGGATATTGTGGTGTTACTTACGAACCAAAATACCGACTTCGTAAATGACCACATGACATCGCAGGACATCCTGGGGCTGGTTGTCCCTTTTTTCGTAAAGTTTTTCAAGAACGCGAGCAGCGTCTTGGACATGGGGGCAGCTGGGAAAGAGGCCGTGGATTCGGCGATACCGGGTCTGAAGAAGAAGTAACGATATCCACAATCTTTGACCTGATCTGTTCTTCTTACGGTTGGACGGTCTCCCAAGTTTTCGAACATTCCGTAGACGAGGTAATGCTACTCGTTCGCGCGCTCAGTGTGAGAAAATTGGAAGAGATGAGGTTCCAAGCAAAAGTCATGGGGGCGGAGTTCAAAGAAGGGGACTTGCCCCCTGCTCCTTTTTCTCAGAATTCTAAAAAGTCGGTCAAAGATTTCATCGCAGATGGCGGTAATGTGGAGGTCAAGTGAGTGAGCAGTATGAAGCCTCAGTATCACTAGATTTTAAGTCAGCGTTAAAATCGCTCGTCGAGCTTAAAGACAATATACAAAAAGTCGGGCAGACTCTGAAGGATCTTCAAGGGTATGTCAAGGACGTTTCTAACGCCATTGATGTAACCTCAAAGACCCTTTCTAAGATGAATGCTCTATTCGATCTCCGCCCAATTAGACAGCAATTCGGTGATTGGAGAAAGGAGATTGATGGCGCAAGCGAATCTATTGCGCAGTTAAACGCGACCTTTAAAACGCTTTCCTCTACTATTTCCCTCAGTAAAGGGTACTCTGCTGATCAAGTAAAGAATCTCGGGACACAGCTCAAAGACGTTAGTGGCATCATGCGTGATATGATGAAGGCCCCTTTTGCGTTAGCAGGCTCTATTGCAACGGGCTTCGCGAAAGTGGGTGCTGCGATTGCATCACTTAAAATCGTTTCGGATATCCGAACGCAATTTGAGCGGGTAGGTGCTACTATAAAAGTTGCGACCAAAGAATTAGGAGATTTCTTTAAGATCGTCGCAAGTGAATCAAAAG